TCTCGCATTGTCCTCTTTGGTTGCTTCCGACCGTAATGTTCGTAAGCATGGGACTACTCGCTTGCGGGGAAATTCGGGTGTGCGCCACGAAAGGCGAGAAGAACTGGTATCTCCTTAACTACGAGACTGCCTTCCTCGTTAAGCAAAGAGTTAACCATTAGGTTAGCCGGACTGTTATGGAACAAACACTTCTCCGCATCTATCATTGCATCGACAAGAGTATTGATCTGGATATTGATCCCGTTCATAGATTCTTCCTTTTCTTCTTCGTAGGTGAGAATATCGTAGGTGTCTCTGCTGGTCATGTTGTTTCCTTCTTATTGATTAGTTTGGCTGCGTATTTTTGCACAATATGGTCCGATTCCTGCAGCAATACTTTTGGGATTGTCGAGAACCTTTCCACAATCGCAGCATATGCCAGTTCTTCTTCCAATATCTATCAGTTCATCGTCGTTCAGCATGCGGTAAGTGCCAGTCTTGATGCACCCGAATAACAACGCTTTATCGGATGCCAATTTGATGTCCGACCATCCAGGCATGTCTATTAAACGTTTTCTGATTGACCGTACTTGCTCGTCATTATTTTTGGTTACAATAGAAATTTTGAAGATATATTTATCTTCGTCATCTATGTATACCCCCTCCCAAACCCCTTCGCCATAAGGGTCATATTCAGGGTCGACTTTGATTCGCATTTTTTCTGCTGACAACATTTGTTTCTCGGTCAGGCCGCCATGAGTTAGGCAATAATCGTAAAGGCTTTGAGCAAAATCAGACCATGTCTGAAGCATTAACCAGATTCTCATGTCGTCATCTTTTATTAGTCTGCTTGTTCCTGGCCGAACATGATTAGTAGGCGCCGTCCTACCTAGGCTTTTAACCCATTTGTTGTTTTTATCGTAGGGCATATGTTCCTTTAGTTTGCAGGTATATTTTCATCACTGTACGAGGCAGGAATTTTTTTGGGCGGTATTGGAAGTCCGCCAGCACTCATTCTCGACCAAGTCCTTTCATCGACAATGTCGTATGTCCATGCATCCTGAGTGAATCCAACATTTGCGGGATGGGGTCGGCGGTCTACTAGTGATTGCAGTATCGCCCTCTCTTTGGTTTCCTCTATCGTCACAAACCATCTTTTAGATGGGTCAGATGTATGCCAAATAACATAAACAACATCAAAGTCCTTGCCAGCAATGTGTATGTTGCCTAGCGTCCCCTTATTGTTTGCCATTCTTGTTCCTCTGAATCAAGCGAGTGATTCCGTAGACGATGCCGAACCAAATGGCTCCGTTGATTAGTCCATCAAAGACATAGCCAGTAGTGACCAGCGAGGCAACGAAACCGACAATAGCGCCGATGCCACCAGCCTTGAGAGCGAACTCTTTTCGTCTTGTCTCGTAGACCGTAGGGTTGTGTCGTTTAACGTCATAGCCATTATTTGGGCGTGGGGGTGGTAACTGATTCATGGAATTATATGACATGAGTATCTCCTGTTTGTTTGGTGCGACATTAGGGGTTGCTTCTTGTGATTTTTCATTCTTTAGCATCCATTGTTTGCAAAGTTTCGCCTGTGCTGTTGAGTAAAACGATCTTCCCTTTTCCCCAAACTTTATTCGGGTAGCGAGGATCATCAAACTCGTGATGGGCCAGGCGCATAACGATCATCGCACCTTTACCAATCGCTCTCGTATCGTCAGTATCGTAGAAGGTGTTGATCCGCCGTGCTTTACCAAGCGTTGCTTTTAATCTATAAAGACTCAGTGTCATTGTCTGCCTCCCTAATTGGTGCGCCAATAATGATCGTAATGAGTTGTTTCATTTATTCCTCATTGGGGGTGTGTAGCGTTTGTTTGAATTTGGTCGTTTGCGGTAGGGGTTTTTCCCTGGCGGTGGAGTGTAGTTTCCGAAGTATCTAGAGATGTCTCCGCCTGTGCGGTAGTGCCAGTCAATAAGGGATGTTATTGAGTTATGCATTCCGCGAAATGCTTCTATCATCGGGTCTCTGTACGTTATTGGGTCTTTGGAGTCTTGATGCACGTAGCAGAAGTAGGTGGCTCCCATTGCATTTCCTTTGCATTGGTTCCCGTCTTTTCTTTTTGATTGGCATATGAGGCGTTTCATGGACCCGTTGTTCCTTGTTGAGTAAAGCCTTTCTCAGTTGAGAACAAATCTGTAAAGGGACCTGCTGGTCCGTTGGCGCCCTTTGCAAATAGGGACAAGTCCGTAAAGGGACCTGAAGGACCTTGCTTAGTGTCGGGCGTTTCTGTAAATTGTCCTGCGTTTGGATAGCCTGCTGGAATACGTGACCCGCGCGAGTCGCGATCACGGGTCACGAATGTTGGATTACTAAAGTGTTCGGAAAGTATCCGACGAACGAACTCTCCCCTCGTTATGCCGTGTACGAGCGCAGCGTTGTCGAGATGAGCGCGCAAAGAAGTATTGAGACGAATACAAAGCATAGGGTATTTCTTTTTTGATTTCTTTGGTGTGATGTCGGTCATGGTGATTAACATACTTGCTTATTTCCAACTTGTCAACTCATTTATGAGATAATTTTAATAGTCAAAATCTACCCATATACCGATAGTCAAATCTTCTCCTGGAATTTCCGTTCCAACCCTGTCAATATCGACCACGATAATATCGCCTAAGGCGAATTTGTTATTAGCCGCCGTTCCCGCAGCCGAAGAATATGCCCCTACCGCTATGGTCGGCCTATTTGCTTGGGTGGTAAATATTGTTGTATCGGCAATATTGATGTCAACAATGATTGTTGCACCAGATGCCGGAGTACCTATTGAGGTGTATACGCCAATAATTTTTCCACTAGCAGGCATTCTTGCTGAGGTGCGTCTTTTTGCTGCGGATATTTTTCCGCTAACACATAAGGTTATTAGTTGTTTAGCCATCATCGTTTTTTCTTACTTAATAGTTACGTGATAAAGCAGAAAGCGGGAGGTTTCCCTCCCGCCTTCATACAAATGACTGAATTATTTACGAATTAGAAGCGGCTAGCGTCAAGGCCACCTGGGGCCTTGCTGGTGTCGGCTGCTTCGTTGTATGTGATTGCGAGTGTGTAACCAATCGCTGCGGTTCCACCAACACCATCACAGTCGAAGGAAAGGATTGCGTCCTTCGGAACAACGATTGGCGAGGTGGTGCAGACGATGGTTCCGCCGCTGCTGTAGGTACCTGGGGTGCCAACGATGCCGGTAACAGTGACCGTCGTCGAAGTAACTGCAGAAACCTGCTTGCCGGTGAAGTTGTAAGGAACTGCGCTACCTGCCGAAACAGTAACCGAAGCAACATCAACTACGTCGCCAACCTTGAAAAGGTGACCAGCAGCAACGGTGTAAACGGCGGTGACTCCAGCGCCATTGACGGCACCAGTGATGGCGCCATTCTTGCGAAGTGTGGGGGCAGTGGTCGGCACTACTGCTCCTGCAGCCACGGAAATGGCAGCACTGACGATGCTGGTTCCAGCAACCTCAACGTCGAAAGTTGCAGCGGAGGAAACGGGTCCGGTATTCAATCGCAAGTATACGCCAGTAATTTCTGCAGTGAATGGCATTGTCAGTGCGGCTAGTTGGGCAGCGGTGACTGTTGCTGCGTCATTAAAGATAAATGTCTTGCTCATAATTTTTCTCCTACTTTTAAGGGCCCTCTCTGGGCTAATAAAACTTTACTACAAAATGGTTGACTATTTACAGAAGTATTGCATTAATCCCAAGAATGTTTTGCTAGGCCAAGTTCGAACGCCAACACAGGATGAATAATTTAAATATCTTGATCTGAATAAACCTACGAATAGTTGTGGCATAATTTATAAATGAATAAAACACCCCTCGAAAATCTTCTTAGTGGAGCAAGGATCATCATTTCTGGTGATACTCCCAAAATGGACCCCCAAGAAGCAGAACTCGCCAAAGTGCTCATTTCCTTAACCCAAAAATATGGCAAATTTGACGAAAAGGGCGAAGGTGTATGGGCGGGGTATGATCCGCCATCGAAGAATACTGTAAAAAACATTGGTGTCAAATGTTCTAATTGCGTCCTTTACGAAGGTGGAACTTCTTGTAAAATCATCACTATCCCCGTGATGCCGGAAGGAAAATGTAGATTTGCAGTCATTCCGAATGGGATTGTCAAAAAGGGCAAGTGAGCCCGATGGCACGTCAACCAATACAAATAGGGAAAATTAGGCGTACAGTTATCGGTGGTTCGCTTAATCGCCAGATGAGTTCATACGGCACAACACCACAATGGGTAGATAAGGCAACGAAAGACTTTATCTACAATTCGCCATCCAATCATCTCAAATCACTCAATTACACTAAACCCAGTTTGCGTGAACGTCTTAAAGACAAAATCATGGCAGGAGACGATGGGGGTAGGCCAGGGCAATGGAGCGCCCGTAAAGCACAACTATTAGCCGTAGCCTATAGAAAAGAAGGTGGCGGATACAGGGGGAAGCCGTCCAAGGCTCAAAATTCATTGAAAAAGTGGACTAAACAGCGTTGGACGACATCTGATGGCAAGCCCGCATTTCGTGACGGCAAAATGACACGCTACCTACCTGCAAAAGCATGGCAAAAACTGACACCAGAGCAAAGAAAAGCGACAATCGCTAAAAAACTAGAAGCAGACAAAAAAGGTCAGCAATTTGTTCCCAATACCGAAAGGGCAGCAAAAGTATCAAAACGGATACGGGAAAAATCAAAGAATACTAAATATTAATGTAGGAAATCACCCAACACCACAGTATGCTCTGATAATAATACATTAAACAGAGGACATTATTCCTATGAAAATACGATCTATTTTTATGTTGACAGTTTCTATGGTGATTGCATTTTTTATTTATGCATCACACGAATCATCTCAATCTAATTCATTACAACCCAATCAATACGATTACTTCGTTACGGAAACAATCGATGCGGATTCGCTCGAATATAGCGACCCATGGACGATTTGGAAAAACAGTGATTTTGACAATATGGAAAATGGCGAACTAATTTTGTTAAAAAATTTAGACGGTGATTACGACATATCTGCGATGGAGTACGCAGTTGTTCAGAAAATTAATGGGGTCGTTCTGATATCACAGGTAACAAAGACATCTTTTGATGAAATTCTTGAACAAAAAAACATTGAATACAATGATAAAGATCAATTTACTGTCCTAGATACACAAATAGAAATTGGCGCAACAATTGACATTTTTCATACAACATTTTCGGAAATTGAAGTACCAATAAAACAAATAAATATTTCAGCAAAAGACTACAAGCAGGACCAGGCTAGGGGAGATGGGCTGGTCACCCTGGGGACGACAGATGCCAATCACGACAGTTTTACCGTATACCCAGAAGGGCAGTACCCTGAAATTATAGGACCATTACTAATGCATGAAACGGCTCATGTGGTGGGAGACTATGCCGGTATTGGGAGTTCCGTGGAATGGGGAAAAGCGATGGTTGCAGATAAGGATGTCTCGAAAACTTTACTAAATGATAATTTCAAACAACACGAAACCAATACGATGCTCGATGTCTCTAGCGACAGTATTCATTCATTGATCTTTGGGCAAAAAGCACTCACTGAATATGCAAAAGATAATAACGAAGAAGACTGGGCCGAATCTTTCTGCTGGTATGCCTATGACAAAATGTATGAGGGGATTGGCGTGAGGGGTGACGGAACGAATGTGCGGTTTTCTGATGCTTACCCAAACCGTGCGGAATTTATAGATGACTGGTATGAGGATGAAATAAAGAAAAAACAGTCAAAGAAATCTGTAGTTAATTAATTACCATTTCCCAAGCGGGCATTTAGATGAAGGGATTCGTGTTTTGACTTTCATAAAACACCCACATTCCTTACACTGCCTCGTTGGATGAAAAAGTCTGTCGCAATCAAAACAAATTGACATACGATAGGCAGGACTCTTTGTATCAGGGTTTTCCGATTCCGACATATTTCCTCACTAGGTCACGAGCGAATTCCTCAAATGGCTTACCTTCGGCGACTAATGGCCATTCAGGATTACCCCTATACAGGGTTACAACCTTATTGTATGTTACAGAATTGCCATGATCGGAAATTGAATAAAGATGGATGTAGGAGTTTTCCTCCAAAGATACAGCCCACCTTCTCCCAACATTAACATCAAAAATAATCATTTTCGCACGCGACACAACCTTGGGCTGAGAAGGCTTTATATCGGACGCATATTCTGGTTCTACCATGACGTTACGGAGCAGTGAAAAAACCATATAAAAAACAAACGAAACCAACAACAGCCGTCAGTCCTAACCATGTAAATTTCTTCACTACTTCCACCTCCTTGATTTCAATTTTATTATTGATCATTTTACTTTTCTTTTCAATGGCAATTTTGTCGCCATCAATAATTAAATCTGGCATTAATTTTTCCTCCCAGATCAATATCTCCCAAAGAGTTCCCCATATTTCTTCAGTTTTACTGGTGTGGCCTGGGTCGTCTATGGTCAACACCATTAATTCAGAAATATAGTCTTCGAGAAATGAAAGATACATTATTCCTCTACGGATAATCCATTTTCGTCAATGTCATCTTGAATACGGCGACGTTCGTGCTCCTCCAAGATTGATTTAGATGAAAGAAAATAAGCCCCATTAAGAGATTTGGCCATGTCTCGTACTAAGTTTGCCAAATCATCAGAATGATCTACTTCATCCCCGTATTTGGAACGTATTTTACGCAACTCTTCTTCTAATTGAAAAACTTGTTTTTGTAGATCGTGGATTCTATTAATAACTTCACTCATCGAATAATTCTCTACGTTTCTGTTGATCGTTGCGGGCCTTGCGAATCCGAATATCTGAATTTGACATCACTAAATTGCGTAAGACTTTCATTGCTTGTTCTTCGGTCAGGTTCTCTTTGTCTACACCAAGAATGGCTGCCGCTTCGGATATTGCGTCTATTTTCTTCTTCACTTATTTCACCTCCAACCGGATATCGTAATAATAGCCGATTGGAGGTGATAATAAATAATTGTTATCGCTTCTTGCTCGTATTCTTTTTCTTTGAAGGACGGAACCACGAGGTAATTCTCGAAAGAATCCCCTTTTTCTTGGCGGCGGTGCCATAAGGCTTGGTATTGGGCTGAACGCTGGTCGTAGCGTTGTTCAGGTTAATACGAAGATCAGCCTGAGGGGTCGCGTTGTTTGCGGAAGTGGTTGCTTGCTCAAGGAAGCGCAAAGAACCTTTGTCGATCTGTTGCTTATACTTCTTTGCCATAGCATTCAATTCCTCAGCAGCGCCTGCAGCCAATTTCTTTGATACCAACAACTCAGAATTGAGAGTGTTTAGACCAATTGCCTTGTTTGCTTTTGGCGCAACCTTCTTTACTACGGCCTTCTTTTCCGGCTGAGCCTTTCTGGTTGAACCCTTCTTAGGGCCTGGCTTTTGCTTTAATTTAGGAGAAGTAGCAGCAGCCTTCTTTGCAGGTGCACCAGAAATTACTTTTTGGGCAACCTTTTTCGAAGGCGTCTGTGACTTCTTTTTTGGTGTTGGTTTGTTTGTGCTCATAAGCAAAAAACTAGCAGATGGTTTCTTCCCCTGCAGGAACTAATTCTAGATTATTGTTCAACCCGTGGAACTATATCCAGACTCAATGTCCAAAATGTCCCTTGCCTTAACAGGGGCCCAATTAGCCAAAAATATCAATGTCGAAGAGTTCGGCATTGGTGAAGATTTGGCTTTCAACTTCTTTGCATGGAAGAAGGGGGAACTGCTTGTTGTCGCTCAACTTCAAAGAAGCGAGATGAACAAACCCGTAGAGGCACGGCTTCCAAAATGTGGTGACATGCTGGCTGCCCTCAAAACATTTTGGGGGGTTGATGCGATTACCCTTGTTGCTGAAGGTTTTGAGACCCATAGTAAAGAAAAACTCAAGGGCAGAGAATTGCAACAAGCATTTATCGAAGACAAAAATGTTGTTCATGAATGTTTGACGGTCACCCATTGCGAACAAAACGAGATAACCCACGATTATGAGATAACCCTGGTATCTGCCGGATACAAGTATGAACTAGGAAGAAAAGTGGAATGGATGGACCCTGTTGGCTACACCCGTGGCAGCGAAACAATCCTAAGAAACTCACCAATACCGTTAATGCTCATCCAGGCATTAAAGCAAGAAGCAATTGAGTCGCCAAGTGATGAAGATATAGATATTGCCATATCCACGCTTGTCGCAAATGGTTTCCTTATAGAGGAGTTATGAGAATGCTCCCCTGTGATGTAACGGTTAGCATAACATTCTTATAAAATGTTTGACGGAGTTCAACTCTCCGCAGGGGGACTGTGGGTTACTTGTCCCACGAGTGCTTTGCTAGGCCAAGTTCAAACGCTAACGCTGGATAATTGCCAATTCTCGTATGGCACTCTCGACATACTGCCATCAAATTTGACTCATCAAGAATCGATCCACCCTGAGATCGTCTGATCAGTTCATGAATATCAACGCTTCCACGACGCGTGTAGGTGGCCTTTTGGTCATGCTTGGCGAATACAGGGCATGCCTCGCAGTAGGGCCGTTCTGAAAGCATACGACCTACTAATTTGCGCCTTTCAACGTATTGTTCTTCTTTTTTCTTGCTACGTCGACGCATGTATCCACCTAGATTAAAGTTGTGACACGTCTATCTTATCAAATTCCCACTTGTCCACAAGCGCGGACCAGAGTGCTTGGTCAATTGGGGTTGGCTCCATGTCGCACTCACGAAGCATTTCACGATGTTTGGCAATCGCACGCTTCAGGAATTCAACGTGTTCCCACCCGTTGGAATCAAAAACCTTACCGGTCTCAATCATTGCCGTTACTTCATCAAGACGCTTTTCTACATGTGACTTAAAGCGTTCTATTTTAAATTGACGACGCTTGTATTGACTTGTTGCCTCGCTCAGCAACCGACGCGAACCAAGTGCCTGAAAACGCATTTCATCAGCACTTCGGTCTTCTTCAATATTCCGCAATTGCTCGTTTAGGTTATTCACTAGGGCGAGAAGGCACTGTTGCCAACGTTCCCAGTTTTCTTTACTAAGAAGGATTTTCCTCTGAATGGGCGAAAGTCTATTTTTGACTTCTTCCGCAACCATATAAACTAATTCATCATCTGTCATTGTTGTCATTTTTTCCATCCTGGGCATATTGGTTTATAGGCACACCAGTCGCATAGGCGTGATTTATTGTGTGGGAAATTTCCAGTTTCACATGCGTTGTGTATGGCGTCATGTGATTCTTGAACGTATTTAATTGTTTTTTCAAAGTCCTCAGCGACTAGTTGATGAGTAAAGTTAACGCCATCTTTGAGGTACAACAACTGTATTTCTGTGACATTCGCAACACCACTATCATTCAATAATGTTGCATATATTTGAAGTTGAAGATACTTGTCGGCTAGCCATGACGATTTGGGGGTTTTGCCTGTTTTGTAGTCAGAAACACAAACTCCGGTTTCTGTTGTCTCAAAACGGTCAATAAATCCTTTTACCATTGCCGTGCCTATTAGCCCATTGACCTCGGATTCGATTCCTTTGACCTTGATGGACGAAGGCTCTTCTACTTTAAAGAGATTTTCCAAACACCACCACGCCGACCAGCGGAATTGTCGAACTTTGGTGGGATGGACGTATCCACGAATTCTCTGTTCCCAGTCGGCATTTGTCCAAACCTGAGCAGCAAGCATCTTCGCTGAATTCAAATTTCGTTCTTCTGGAGGCAAGACATAAAATTCCTCAAGTGTTTCATGAACAAAATTACCAAGAAGGGTTGCATCGGACGGCTGGTCGGGGAGGCGATCAATTTTGTTGTATTTGAATTTCAAAGGGCATTGATGAAACGTGCCCATCGATGATGCCGATAGGTATGGCGGGGGAGTGTATGGGGCGCCTTGCTGGTCCTCGCTCATCCCTCAAACTCTGATCCAGGGAACGAAATACGAGTAGATTCTTCGATGAGAGCCATGATGTCCTGCATCGTTGCCGTCTCTGGAGAAGGCTTTGGACGACCATTGGAATACTTAGTCCAAAATTCGTTCAATTTTGTTTTCTGTTCAGCGGAGAAATCCTTACTTGCTTCACGGAATTTTGCCCATAGGGCAAGAATATTCGGATCAATTTTTGGCGCATTTGCTGCGTGCTCGCGTTCAGTCTCTTGATTTAGTGATTCATCTGAGCGAGAAAGATATAGTGCTACGCCGAATTGTTGAGCAGCCTTTTTGAGAGCATCAGAAACCGCACCCTTGAATTCGTTGCCAAGGTCTATGATGTCACCAGTTTTAGTTCTTTTGATTTTCTGTCCACCAAAACCATCTTTCTGAATAATTTGTCCGTATTCAGACGTAGAGACAGTAAGTCGTACATGGGCAACGATGCAATCAGGGTCAAGTGCATCTCGTTCGCATTTAATAATTTCGGAGGACCAACCAAGAACACCAAATACTCGATTCAAGCGAGCGATTACTTCGCTTACAGGGATGTAAATGAGTACTGCTGTACCTTTTCGTAGTTCTCTTTCAACTTCCGAAGAAAATGGTTCACTTAATTCGGAGAGTAATCTTTCTTGTTCTGAGCGATTTCGCTTAGCGACGATTTGATCTCGCTTATCTTTTTCTACCCAAAATTCTTCGTGTGTTTGCTCATCGTGCATGGAATTGGCCCTTTCTGGAATTTCCGTCTCTACTAATTCTGCGGTATCTATTAATTGTTTATTTCGTGGTGATTGTGGCATTACACTTTCCCTTTCTTAATGACAATACTTGTCCGCCCTTCGGATGTTTCGCAATACTTGGAGGGGTTGACCCCGATTTTCCCAAGTTCGCCAACTCTCCAATATGATGGTGCTGCGTAATCAAGCATCTTAATCATCATTTCTTCTGGTGTCAAGGTAATTTCCCCAGTATCCATATCCACTGACATTTGAGATATTTTCGCTGCCACTTCATTGGCTAAACCCTTGTGGTCCCACGCCTTGCGGTCGGCACTTTGCTTGCGCTCAATTTCTGTTCCATCTGAAAGGAAAATCATTGACTGTGGCATTTTGTCTGCGATAACAGTAACCATTTCCTCATAGATATAATTAATGTCTCTTTTGAGATTGTAGATATGTACTAAATTTACGCACGATTCTTCGATGACCGCACCGTCTTGTGCGAGTTCTGTACTGATATCAGCACAAATGTCAGATAATTCTCTGCGGAATGCTTCTAGGCGTTCTAGATTTGACATTGGCGTCCTTTTGTCGTAGTGATTTCAGATGATAATACCAATTTTTTTGCGTTGAGGCAAGCCCAATCCTGACAAATATGTAAATGCACTAACGGCGGAGTCAACTTGGTCATCGTGGTTACACGCTTCAGGGAATGAAGACATTTCATCCAGCCAGTCTGTGAGCCACGGCCCCCTGAGGCATCGAACGTTGCCGTTAGCAACAGCAGCAGCGAATGGCCTGGCTCGCGTTATCTTGTCTCCGGTTGAACGTATGCCGCCAAAGTCAAACCCCTGCAAAATATTTCTCGCATACTGATCAACCAAGGCCTTTCCAGACGATCCCGGTTCTTGTTCCATCCTGATGGCGACCGTATGTCCGTCTTCGTATGCGGTTTGAGCAATGAGTTGTTCTACCTTTTCACCCTTAACTCTGGCCTTCTTGATGTCCAACACATAGGCTATACCACCATCAAAAAGCATTAACGTACCTACGGTCCAGTCAGGATCAGGGTTTGTATAACTTGGCTCTGTCGCTGCTAAGTCCCAAAATCTAACGGCTCTTGCTGCTGTCGTGATTTGAGGGATATCAGAGTGATCTATGATAACAACTGCTTCTCTACTAAACATTGAGCCGAGAGTGGTTGCCCACCAGTCACCTTCTTCTAGTCTACGCCGTTCAAGCGGGTCTAGGGCCTGAAGCGCCTGGCGGTATGAGTCAGCATCGATTCCTGGGTTATCGGAAAGTTTTGAAGGAACAAAAATTCTGCCTTCCGATATCCCTTCAACAATAAATCGTTGACGAACCCAGTTGGGTGCTGGGTTGCAGGCGGATCGCATTCTGAGTGGAACTTGTGAAAGTGGACCAGAACCAGGGCGACGTAGACGAGAGAACATGTATCGATAATCTGATTCACGGATTTCCGTAACTTCGTCCATCCCAATAAATTGGAATTCTGCACCTTTGTAACGAAGAAAGTCCTGCGAGTTATTCAAGTATCCAAATGAAATTCTTGCCCCCGAAGGGAATACGGCGGTGTAGTTGTTGGCGTTCCATCTGACGTCATCAATTGTCGACATCCAATGAATGAAACGGTCCATGATGGCTCCTGGAAGAGCAAGGTCGGCATAGGTACGACGGAAAATAATTGCCGAATAACCTGGTACATCGATATATTGCATCGCCGCCATGAGGAGGGCCGAACTTTTCCCACCGCCAGCCGCGCCGCCAAATAGGGCCTCCAATGAGTAAGTTCTTAGGAATACCTTTTGTGTGAGTGATGGCGTCTCTGGGCAAAACGGTGGCATCTTTGGTTCCAGATATTCAAGAACTTTATTCCAATCGGGCATTGTCCACTCCAGTCAGTGTTTTATGTATTAGATTGTTTTTTGTGAAAACTCGTAAAAAGCGAAACAAGACAGAACCTTCTCGTATCAAGATTACATTAACTCGTTTGAGATTGTTTTTATTGCGCATTAGAACACGTACAGTAGCAGCAAATATAATGATGGTATTATTCATACTGTTGACAAGTGTCGGTACGTTTATGTATTCTCCTGCCCTCGGGCTTATTGTTGCTGGAGTGTGTTGTGGAATTTTTGGCATCCTGTTAGGGCTTGAGTAAAACATGGCTTGGAATATTTCTAATAAATCATTAAATGGCCAGGGCGGGAAGTCGCTCATTGGTCCTGGCGCACCCGTTTCAGCAAACCCAAGTTTTGTTGGACGCGCCTATCGTGACCCCTGGGACATTGAGCGCGCTTATCGCGAGGGAATGCAGAAAGTCACCTGGGTGGCACGCTGTATTGATGCCATCGCAGGTAATCAGGCTCGCCTCCCTGTCATCCTTCGTAAAGAAAATTCGCCAATTGGCCGTATTGTTCGTGGGGATACTGCTGATAAATCATCATTATTGACAATTTTGAACACAAAATCCAATATTGGTGAAAATGCGTATATTTTTAGATACCGTCTCTCATCTCAGATTCTTCTTGGAACTCGTGGCGCTTTTATTGAGAAGGTTCGTGGTCGTGATGGCTCAATTATTGGGCTAAATCTCCTTCCTCCTCAATCAACTGCACCTATCCCCGACCCTGTTAAGTTCGTTTCTGGGTATGAAGTCTTAATGCCAACTGGCACCAAGATCATCATGAATCCCGATGATGTTATTTGGGTTCGTCGACCACATCCACTAGACCCTTACTTGTCACTAACTCCCATGGAGTCCGCTGGCGTTGCTATTGAAATTGAGAACTTAGCGAAACTCTATAACCGCAACTACCTACTTAATGATGGTCGTCCTGGTGGTTTGTTGGTTCTTCGTGGGGAAATCGATGAAGATGACAAAGATGAGTTAAGGAACCGTTTTAGGGGCAACTTGGGTCGCGTTGGGTCAACTACTGTTATTTCGGCTGATGATGGCGTTGATTATGTTGATACTTCGTCAAATCCGCGAGATGCTGCCTATATTCAAATGCGTCAGATCACCAAGGAAGAAATCCTTGCTTCGTTTGGCGTTCCTGAGTCAGTCATCGGTAATGCTTCTGGCAGAACATTCAGCAACGCTGCCGAGGAAGTGAGCGTTTTCTGGAATGAGACTATGTCTCCTCACTTGGAGATTTTGGCACGAGCACTTGACGACCTCGATGCTGAACATTATATTGACTTTGATACTTCCGACGTTCCATACCTGATTATTACCAAGCAGGAGCGTGAAAGATACCTTCTGGATGAGCAAAGTCGCGGACTTATTAGCGTCAACGAATATCGTGAAGGAACTGGTCGTAAGAAGGTTGAATCGGAGTTGGCGGATAGCCTTCTCATGAACCCCAACTTGACCCCAATCGCAAATACAACCAAGCCCACTCCTCCTCCTGGTCAGGGCGGGGTTCCTATGGGTGGCGGTCCTCCTGGAATGCCTGCTGGAATGCCTCCTGATGCCGCTGGTGGCGCTCCAGCCCCAGATACGATGGCTGGAGCACTCATGGCAGAACAGGGCGGAGTCCCTGGTGCACCGAATGACGCTCCTGGAGGTTTTCCTGGAATGGGTATGCCTGGTGGGGGAATTCCCGCAGGGCCCGAAGGGGCGATGGCCCAAATGTCCGATAGGCAACCATTGGCCTACAAAGATGACAGCGCGGAACGAGACATTGCTGTTGTGCGCTGGGAAGAAATCTTAGATCGAAGCCTAGAACGAGTACTCGAACGTCAACAGCGTGTTGTCCTAGAGAAGGTTGGCGGCAAGAAGTCTAGGGAATTCTTGAGTTCTGGTTCTCTTGATTCTGAAAGCATTTTGAATAATGATACGTGGACCAAGCAAATGGATGAGGATATCCGTCCTGTACTTTCGGCTATCGTCAAGGACTCAAAGTCCATATATGCAGAAAAGTCAGCAAATTATTCTGGACCGTCAGCATCGGATATCCATGCACATCTTGATGCTCAGATGACTAGAATTAAGTCTATAAACGACGATACTCGGACACTTTTGGATATGGCTATCTTTAATTCGTTTGGAATTAAGAACGACGAGGAACGACTCAGTGCCCTAAAGACATCCATTGTCAGCATCTATACCGATTTGTTGGTGAAGATTCGCCCAGAGGTTGCCTCGGCAGAAGCACGTCGCTCTTGGGACTATTGCAGACCATAGTTTCCGTAAACTAAAACAATTTCCGTAAACTAAATCATATTTGACTGAAAAATACTTAACAGTTGCATTGAACCATTAGCGCCTTAACTATTATGGTACAAGATAGTTAAGGAGCCCCAATGTCCAATTTCTCGACGTCAGACATACTTTTCAAAGCGCTTGATGGTCAAATTAATATTGACTCAGCGCAAGGAATCGTTGAATGTTTTGTAGCCGCCATCGGTAATAAGGATTCGGTAGGCGATGTGATCATCAGCGGTGCATTTACGGAAAGCCTCAAGCGTCGTAAGCCACGCGTGGTCTGGGGACACAACTGGAATGACCCTATCGGTAAAGTTCTAGAAATCTACGAAGTACCAGCAAACGACCCACGTATCCCCATGAAGATGAAGATGGCCGGGGTCGGTGGACTATACGCTCGCGTCCAATTCAACCTTGCAACGGAAAAGGGACGCGAAGGATTTGGCAGCGTGGCATTCTTTGGACAAGAACAAGAATGGTCAATCGGCTACAAGACACTTCAAGCAACGTTTGATCCCACAATGCAAGCCAACGTCCTGCGTGAAGTTGAATTATACGAAGTCAGCCCTGTTCTCCACGGAGCAAACCAACTCACTGCCACACTTTCCGTCAAAAGCGACGAAAATGGCGAAAAATGTGGTCCAGAAGGAATGCAGGGCGGAATGCGTCAAAGTCGACCTGGTTCGACGGCTATCGACATCCCTCGCTTTAACCTCTCCCCAGCAAAACCGCAAACATTCCCAGCAGCAAACGAACGAACAGACATTTTTGCTTCAGGAGAATCTGGCCAACTTGGCGGCGAGGCTCGTGCCGCACTTGAAATGGAATTATCTTCACGATCAGCAAGCCCACTCAAAGTAGTGAACGCAACCGAAAACAGCGTTGTTTTTGATCGCACAATGCCAGACGGAACCCGCATGACTTATCGAATTGGGTACCATCGCGAGTCACAAAGCGGCAGATACATGTTCGGCAAGCCAGAGAAGATGGCTTCACAACAGATTGTTCCATCGCAAATGCCTTCGATGCCGATGATGGTTAAGCCAGGATATGTAACCCAGTCCTATGGTGATTCCCAGCAGCCAGTTTCGATGATGAAATCATTTGATGATCAACTTGATCAGGCAGTCGAAGTTCTTTCTAACGCCGGAGAAGATGAAACAATCAAGGAAAGCGAATTGCAGAAAATCCAAGATGCCATCGACTATTTGCGCAATCTTGCTGGTGGACAGCAGAAAAAAACTGCCTTGGAATATTCGGTATGGTGCAAGCCACAATATGCATACGAGGTCAAGTCACTACTAGACCCCGTACTCAATTACCATCGCCTAGAAGCACACGTTGACGACTACGGAGTCCATATCACTAGCGGGATCAACGAAGATTCACTACAGGCACTCAGATCAGCCCACAAAAATATCTCCTCCTACCTAGATGGTGGCGGTGGTTCAAAAAAAGGTGATGGGGCGCCTAACACCAAAGACGCCCCCAAGACCAGAATAAAAGCCCTTAGTGGCAAAATTGGTCCGAAACTAGGGGGCGGCTTGCGTGCGGCTCCTGCAGGCATGGCATTCGTTGACATTACTGGCGTTACTGACGCCGACTCTGACGGCATTGTTTTTGAAGGCAAGCCAGGCTTGGAACGACCAATTATTCCTCGCTTTATCGTACCCAAGAACCTTGCCAGAAAACTTTCGGCAGTCGTCGAGGGAGATGCCGAAGCAATTGAAAAGCAACGTCGCTCAGGTAATGGCAATGTTTCTTTTGATGAAAAGAAACTACGTTCAATCATCGACGATATCGGTGGTAACCCTAATCTCTTACAGAGTTTATCAGGCACTAATGATGGTGGCATGCGCTCACGTGGCGAAATGCAACCTATTGGTTCTGACCTGCCATTCGATCTAGGAACCGGCAAACCTCGTAAGAAGTTTGATGAAACTGATGAAGAATTTGAAAAAAGAACTCGCCCCTTTCCACCATTCCCCAATTTAAGAGAAACAAAACCTAGCAAGGGACGCCAGCAGGGAATGCGTTCGCGCTCGGGCGACTCGGATATTGATGCAGAACTTGATGAACAGGATGACCGTCAGTTCCGTGAAAATCGTCTTGACGCACCACGCAAGAAGCCTCAGAAGTCGATGCGTGAACTTCGCGAAGAGAATCGTTTAAAGCGTCAACGCGATGCCGCAGAATATGACACCGAAGCAATGCTCGATGAGTGGGCTGACGATCAGCGCAATATGGAACGCGAAGATCGTGGCATGCGTTCACGTGGCTATGTTGGTCCTCCTGATTCATGGTATGAGCCAGATGACGATCCCTTAGAACCAATTATGGAAAACGTTGGCGAAGAGTGGAGCAGGATGGACTCGGATAGATATTACGAGACTGCTCGCGATTGGACTAGAGAAAATGTAGACAAATACAAGGACATGACTGACGACGAGTGGGATTCCCTTCTGGATGACGTCAATGAATCAGACGACCCTATTGCCGCAATGGAAAAATTGTTTAAAGAATACAATAATTCCGATGCCTTCGATGACGATATCCAGAAGGCTGCTGAAAGTGATTTAGAGAATGCCCAAGAGGAAGATCGTGGCTGGGTTCGCGGTTTCCGTTCACGCTCGGGTGATCCGGAAATCGATTATCAACTTGACGAACAAGATGACCGCCAGTTCCGTGAAAATCGCCTCAACGCACCGCGCAAGAAGCCCCAGAAGTCGATGCGAGAACTGCGTGAAGAGAATCGCCTGAAGCGTCAACGCGAAGCAGAAAATGACCCCGAGTACATCCAGTACATGCTTGACGAGCAAGCAGACATGCAACGTGATATGGAACGCGAAGAACGTGGAATGCGCTCAACTTCTCAGAGAAAAATATATTCGGATCAAGTAGCAGCAGATCGCGCTCGTAAAGTTCTTGAAGATGATGGTGTCGACCCAAGAGACCTATTCCAGGGTGATGACGAATCAACTCAGGATTATCTAGACAGAATTACTCCTTTAATTGAGAAGTATGCCCCCGAAATATTTGATGGTCGTTCACTAGATGAGTTTGTTTCTAAGGATAATATTTCTGAAGTCAATAAACTTATCGATAACGCCTATAGTAACAATGATGTTATTAGAGAAGGCTTGGATGTCAGGGTCTTCAACGATGGTATGGGTGATGCATCGGAATCAAGACTCTGGATGGATTTTGTTGATACAGAAGTTGATGTAGCAGATGGTCCTGCAGGTTCCTTCCTTCAGGATAGTGGTCTCGTTGATTACATCGAAACCGAAGGTGACTCTGACGGTGGCTGGTCATGGTCAATAGATGTCAGTAAAGCATCACCTGAAGATAAAAAGCGTTTTGTAGCAAGTGCTGTCTCCGATGCGATCATGTCTCATGAGGGTTCTTGGGGTAGAGACGGATTTGTTTTACGCGACAAAGATCGTGGCATGCGTTCGCGACGTGGCCCAACTTACAACGAGCAATTCGAGGACCTAGATCAAGATTCTGATCATTTCGAGAATTTACTTGAACGTACTGTCGAAATAATGATCGAAGATGACGAACTTGACCCGAAGGACGTTGATTGGTCAAACATTCTTGACAATGAAAAAGTAATGAGTCGTGCCGAAGAAATGTGGAATTCTGACGTGCAAACACATTGGGAAAATGTTGGCGAACGACAGCGCGATGATGTTGGAATGCGTTCGCGTCTTGGCGACGCGGTACGTAAGCAAGGTCGCGAAATTGGCAAAGACCTCAAGAGAGAGGCTAAGAAATTTGCTAGAGAAAAGGGTCGCGAACTCCTTGATGATGCTGTAGACAATATTTTTGATCGCAACAGAAGAGATCGTGGCATGCGTTCGCGTAGATTCAGGGAAGATAGCAAGCCAGACAAAAAATTGAAACCAGCGTACGGAAGAAGAGGTCCAGTTCAAGCACTCCAAAATATGAGTGACGAGGAACTTATTAAACTTCTTCAATCGTATGGAGAAACGGCATGGCGTCCATGGGACAGGAATCCACAATCTTCTTCCCTCCTTTTGAGAGATCGCCCATCATTGAGTTCTTTGGTTCAAGAACTTGATTCACGTGGTTACGACGTATATCAAAGCGAGGGACGTGAGCCTGAATATTTCGGTGATTATTCCGCCGGAGATAAGAGCGTTTATGCACGCAAGCGCGGACAAGAGCCATCAACATTGCCCAATGGCGGCATGTCATCGGGAGAAGAAGAAAAAGGAACACAAGATGTCATTGACTCCCAACTAGAAGATCGTCGTCGTAGCGAAAGCAAAACCTGGAAAGCAACCGTCCCTGACGACTACAAGCCATCAGATGGTGCCCTAGAAACTCTGACACCTGCTGAAAGAAGACTTCTAGAGACTTTCAAGCCAAAATCTAAAGCACAACGCAAACAAGAAATGCTTGATTCTTTCCGCAATCAAGCAAAACGTGATGTCGACAGCAATAAACCTTACGATACTTGGGATTGGTACCCTACTTTCGAAGAGTGGGATCAGGAATACAAAAAGAAATTGCGCCAATACAGAAAAGCGCAAAGAAAAGCCTACGCCCACGATCTAGAAAAAGGCAATGTCAAGCCAGTAGAAGAGCGTGCTGTTCAGCAAACGGGCTGGTCAGTAGAAAATCTTGACTGGGATAACTTTAAACCAAAGCCTCTTCGCTTTGGGTCTTATGACGGTCCTCGCGACGTACCGGAACTGCTTCGTGGTTTCCGTTCAAAAATCACTGATGGTTTAAGAAATGAACGCAATAACAGCGTTGAGCCTAAAGTAACAAAAGAACAGCGAGCATTTGACATTCTTGCCCAAATGTCGCAGCGTAGCGGCCAGAAATTTGGTTTGAGCGATAAAGAACTGCAAGATATTTTTGATGGTGACCAGAGGATTAATCCCGAATTGATGAAGATTGTTCGTTCTGAACTAAAGCGTCAAGGATTTACCAAAGATGATGTTGCCGATGTATTGAGCGGTCGCTATGCGGGATATGCACGAAACCAAATATCTGGACCTTCAGATGATGGTGAGCGCATATTTGAATCAGAAATGGAATCTATTGCTAATCGCGCATTTTTAGAGTCGATGGATATACTCAGCGATGGGCTAACTGTTGATGAATTCCAAGATTTTGTTTCTTCTGGCAGAATTCCTCAAGGTAAAGAAAGCATCTTGAGACGCGCCAATGAAGTGTATGACAACATTGTTAAAGATAGCGACAAGCAACGCACAATGGGCTTACGTTCCCGTACAGGGCGCAATATTGATGCCGAAATTGATACCAATATCAAAAAGCAACGTGATCTTGAAAAAGAACTTGATGATGAGAAAATTGATTTAGCGGAATTCCGTCGCCGTCAAGCACCATTACGTCAAGAGTTTTCTGACCTACGCAAAGAGCAAGGCGCTGAGTCGGCAACCAGAAAGGCACCAGAGTTGGATGCCACTGGTCGTCCACGTCGTGAAATGATTGAACGTGACGAAAAAGGAAAAGTTAAGTTTGATTCAGAAAAATTCTTAGCAGAACAAAATGACAAACGTCGTTTAACGATGTCGGAACTTGGTTTCACGGAAGATGAAATCAACACTTTAATGGGAGCATCTTCTTCGGGTATGCGTTCACGAAGTGGTTCGCATGAGAATTTTAAGAATACGCGAGATGCCTACTTATCAAAGAATTCCGAAGGAATAGTCAATAAGTTGGAAGAACTCACACAACGTCGTAATGAACTTGATGCAAAATCAAAAGAATTAATGGATCAGTATTATGCCAATGGGCGAGATTTTAACGATGAAGAAAATGACCTTTTTGATGAGATTGAAAATGAATTAGATAGTGTCAATGATGAGATTAAAGGCATTACTGATTGGGCAAAATACGCAGTTAGTGAAGACACCCAGAGATTAGTCGGTAGAACTGGCACAACGAAAGCCCGTGTTGCTTATAAGAAAATGCTGGATGATGGCGATATTAATCAAGAAGAATATGATGCACTAATTACAGACTTGATTGACCCGGCATTCTTTGACGACGAGCATTGGGACAGCGTGGACGCCATATCGTTTGTCTCAAATCTTCGTGATAATTTTGAAGGTTCTGAATTTGATGATATTGATCCTGACTATTTAATAACTGAAAAAATTGATGATTTGTCGTCTGATTTTGCTGACGAAAAAGTCACAGAAGCACTTGACAGATTGAAAAATGGGGGAATGCGCTCACGTTCTGGAAAAAAGAACAATTCCGAAAAACGTAAAATGAACACGAAATTGACACCAGATCAAGTTCGTATCATGCAAGAACAAAAACTTCGCTCGAAGAAAATTCCGGGCAAGAAAAAAGATGGACCATCCACAAATGAGTGGGGTTTCCGTTCACGTGAAGATTTTGGGAATTCTGCTGGTGCCGCAATTGGCTATATAAGCGAAATTTTCTCCAAAGATGATAAGAACTTGTCTTCTAACGAAAAATATTTACGAAATCACCTCTTGGATAATGGAGTGAAAATTGATTTCTATCGGGCGGATCGCGAAGGATCGGTCGGTTCAGATATTTCCTTGCGAGATAATGCCAAAGCCAACATGGACGACAAACTTGATGCTTTAGTAAACGCAATATCAAAAGATAAAAGAGCATCAGACATCTTGTCTAATAATGGATTCTTGATGGATGATCGTGCTTGGGAATCTGCGCCCTCGTACAAGAATCGTCCTAATCGAAAAGGGCCCAAATTGGGCGACAGAGAACGTGGTGTTGAAGCGCGAGCAAACATTATAGATTTAGCACCTGGTGATGTTCTTCCCGAAAATTGGGATGATGAAACTAGTGCTGTTGGCGAGCCGATGGTTCGTATTGCCGATATCCGTAGTGATGGCCAAGAAGATGGCTACGTCACAATGGTGTTGGAGAACATGTCTGATGGAACTACCGAAACACGCACCTTTGGTACGAATGACACATTCCCGAACGTGAGCAGACCGTCTGGTTCTCGTGGTGGACGCCAGCAAGGAATGCGTTCACGTCGTTCTTACGATGACGAAAGTGGTTCGCGTGGTGTTCGCGAAGGAGTCGCAGAGTCTGAACATTTTGAAGGCTTCATGTGGATTGATCAACTCAAGGGCGACAATGTTGATGCCGATGTTATTCCATTAGCGGATATTTATGGTGACGACAGGCCTGGATATGGCGTGGTCGGCGTTTATAGAACTGACGATGGATTCGGTGGGATTGAGTATTTCTATGGCGGGGACGATGAAGAGTTCGATTCTGTTGAAGATGCTATGGACTTCTTGCAAAATGTTGATGACCAGGGTAATGAGGGAATTTTGTATGGTGATCCGGAATTCCGTAGTCTTGACCGTGTTCGTGCTGCTGGAAAGCCTGGCAGACGTCCACTAGAAGGCATGCGTTCACAAACAAATTCTGGATCAACCAATATGGAAGACGCCACAGATGAAGAACTAAAGAATTTAATGAATGATTGGTTCGATGTTACGGACGGAAAAGTCAGTGTCGATGACCCGCTTGAAAAGAAGAAGATCAGGGATTCCTATTTTGCGGCAAAACAAGAAATTGATCGACGCAGAAAAGAAAATAAATCGCGTAAACCTGGAACTAATTCAAAGCCAACTTCCGGCATGCGTTCACGTCGTTCTTACGATGACGAAGGTGGTTCGGGTGGGGTGCGTGAAGGTGTTGCCGAATCAAAATACAACACGGGATCAAAGTGGATTGATCGACTTAACGGCGAAAATGTAGACGCAGAAGTTATCCCTCTGGCTGATATTTATGGCGACGACACTCCCGGATACGGAGTTGTTGGTATGTTCCGTACAGAAGATGGCGTGGAGTATTTCTATGGCGGAGCGGATGATGAAGAGTTTGATTCCGTTGAAGACGCCATGGACTTCCTGCAAAACATTGAAGACCAGGGAAATGACGACGTATTCTACGAGGATGAGCAATTCCGCAGCCTTGACCGTGTCCGTGCTGCTGGAAAGCCGGGCAGACGTCCCCTAGAAGGATTGCGTTCACGCTCTGGTGGAACGTCAGCAAATGTAGAAGCAGACCGAAGAGATGCTGCGCATGATTCCAGGCTGAATCTAATGTCGCCCAATTATCTTGATGAACTTTCACGTCGCGAGGATGTTCAAACTAGACTAAATGTTGCAAATAATGATATGGCATATTTGGAAACAATCAAAGACTTACTTGAAGACGAGAATCTTGAAGTACGTAAGGCTGCAGATAAAAATATTCAAAGACGATTTGGTGCTATAGCAAATCAACCCAGTTCCGATGCGCGCAAACCCGCTTCACGTCAAAGAAGACAAGCAGCAAGAAAATATTTAATTAAGCATGAAGAGCGGATGAAAAAGGCGGGCTTGCGTTCACGTTCTAATCGCGAAGAAGGACTTGAAGTCGGTGAAAAATTCAAACCTGGCGAAATTATTAGACGTAACAAAGATAGGGATATTGAGCCTAGACGATTCGCAGCCGCAGCGAAGCGACCGCCGGACGATCCGGACGATCCAGATGATGTGCAAGAAATTGCTGACGGCATGCGAAGCAAAGCCGGAACAGGGTTGGGCGAATCACGCGAAATCTATCCTTCACGCAGAATGGCCGAAAGTAGTGCTGTTGACTTCGTTCGTTACGATGCCGCTAAAGAAGAGTTGGTCGTCCAATATAAGGGTGGTGGGGCTTACGTATTTGGTGGTATTTCTGCTGATGACGCAGACAGCATTGAAGAAGCAGAGAGTCTCGGTAAAGCACTCAATGATGTGAAGCGTAATGCGACATACTCCGTCAAGCCAAATGGTGATGTTAATGGTGTTGAGTCAACGACGGTTGATTTCCTAGAACGTGATTTGCGTCGGATTCCAATGAGTGAAGACGAAAAGTCCGTATACGGCAATGCCATTGAATTGCTTCGTAACGGGATTACCGAAGACAGTGACCTTGAGCGAGTTCAGTCTCAAGTTACGAATATTAGCAACCTCGCCAATGACATGTGGGGCAATGATGAGTATGCAGCATCTAATTTCTTGTCAGAAGCAGCAGAAAAAATCAATAAAAAACTTAATATAGCCCGTGGTGGTGGTGGTTTCCGTTCACGAGCGGGAGCAAGACATCAAAAAATGGAAGTCAATCTTTCCGTAGATGAAATTGGCTTAATTCGTGATGAAATTCGTGGAATTACTGCGAAGCATGGCGGAAACGGCATGATTACTTACGGTATGAAGAAGTACGATAATCTTCTTGAGGAATTACAGAATCAGAAAAAATCTAATCCTGGTCGTTCTTTGACAATTCTTTCTTCAGAATACGACAACGTCATGACGGCGTACGATGAATTAGAGAAAGTTGATCCATCATGGATCAAGATGTTTGGTGCTGATCCACTAGAAATGGCCTCAGTCAGCAAAGAAGGAAAATACACCAGCCCCAATGTTGATATGCCTGGTGAGGAATTCGATGGTAAGCGCATCAATAATGGCGCTCCAGCAGATATTACTCCAAGAATGCAGGGTCAACTTGTTGACTGGGGTCGTCGTCAGCCCAACTTCCGCATAGTTAAGGGTCTCGTTGAGGCTCACAAGAAGAATAACGGCACCATGACAGCGCGTCAGTGGAGTACTTTGCGCAATATGTTTGACCGATTCTCTGAAGAGAACCGTAGTGGTGGAGTTAGGTCACGAGTCGGTTCTGGTATGCGTTCACAAACTGGCAGCGCCGTGTCTACTTCTCGTCCAGGAAAGGGCAAGGGTCCACGAACGGCCAAGGATGCTCTTCCAGAAAACTACGAAACTTTGTCACTAGATGAAAAGTTTGATGCGTTAATTTCTGCAGGCAAGTACGACGAGTCAACTAATCCGAACGGCATCCAGGTCGGCGAATATAATGCTGCATTTAGGCGTTTGCGTGATGCTGAAGATCAGCAGGACAGAATTACTGCTCGTCGGGAAGCACTTGCCGAGAGAATGAAGCGTTCGGCTGAAGCCGGCCCAGTGACACGTCGTCCAGAAGTTATGGAACAAGACTCACCTCGTCGGGCAGATGATGCCGAGACAACTCCAGAGAATCGAGCAGCGTTAGCAAAAAAGGTTCGCCAAAAGCAAATGTCGACTATTGAGAAAGTCGTTGCAAAGGCGCAGGACAGTATTAGTGGTGCGATTATTGATGGCGATGCTGAAGATGAGCATGGTCGTCTATGGGACGAAGTGATGGACTTGGTTCAGGCTGAGGATGGTGGCGACGATACTGACTTGACTCTTTCTAAATTGAGTTCGATCATTGAAGCACTTGATGATTACACTATTGGTTTTGATGGGGAGGAAATGAGCCCAGCAGAACGCAAGAGTGTCAATAATGCCACAAAACTCAAGAACACCCTTGAAGAATTGTATGATGATATAGATTCTGATCCTTTTATCAAGCGAGGAAATACTTCTCGTGAACAAGCGGGCGTTTCTCTCGGTGGCGAGGAAGATGACAATCCGACTCCAAGATTTATGACTGGAGAAGGTCTACGTTCCCGTTCGAGCCTAGTCAATGGCTACATAGGTTCTCGCAAGAATGCCGAACGGCAGCCAAAAGCAGGAATGCGTTCACGTTCTGGAACGGAACAAGATGGTCGCGCTGAAATTCGCTGGGAAGCAACTGAGTTCAATAAGGTAGAGCAATCATTGAGCAGGGAAATTTCTGAGGCACAAAGGTCTGGAGATTCCAAAACTGCCAATTCTTTAAGAAATTTGACAAAGATTATGGATAGGCAGAAGTCTGGCGATGTTGGTGGAAAGAGAACCAACGCTGGTGCTTTGTATCTTACTCAGAGTGAACTGGACGATGTAATGGATGCCTTGATGCACGTCGTTGATCGTCAGACCCAGACGGATGGTTCCAGAACTAATATGTTTGCCCAAATGCTTGACAAACTAGCCGAAGCGGGCATGACAACATTTATCAGAAAAACAGCAAAACCGGTTAATTCTCGATTTGTAGAAAAAACCAACGAGTCCGGTCGCACTGTAAAGATTCCACTCAATGAATAACAGTAATTTACATGCACTTATGTTAGTTTGTTGTACACTTAACCTAGATTAAAATGAAAAAAATATCCAAATACTTCTGCATGGTAGAAGCCGAACAGGCTAATATTCCTTGTAGTGGTTGCCCCAGCCATAACGGATGTCTCGACAAGAGCATTCACTATAAGGAGTCTCACATAATGGATTTAAACGAAAAATCGGTCGTCAAAATTGATGGTGATGGTACTGTAATCAAGTGTGCCAAGTCTTTGCCTGGCTCCGAATGTGGATATGAAGCAGACAAAAAAGTCTGTGGAAAATGTGGCGCAATGGCTGTCGAAATCAAAATGGTTCCCGTCGACGAAGAAGACGAAGAAGAAACCACTGATGAAGAAGATTTATTAGAAGAATCAGAAGAAGAAGCACCAATGGAGAATGGTAAGCCCATGCTCAAAACCAAGGGTGCTGGAATGTGGCAAACACCAAAAGCAACCCGTCGCGCCTACACCGCATCAATGCAAGATGGTCTCTACCGCCCAGTCAAGGGTGAAGAAATGATGCCCGAAGATGATGAGGACGAAGAAATGTACATGGACGACGAAGAGTATATGGACGAAGAAGAAAAAGGCATGTACGGCATGGGCGGCGGCGGTCGTGGTGGACGCCCAGGCCCAGGCCCATTGCCAGACCCAAGACCACGTCCTCGCGGACCCCGGAAGCCTGGCGGTGGCGGAGTTATGCAGCGACCTCCGACCGGAAGAATGCAAATGTTGGCTGAAGAAATGATGGACGACGAAGAAGAAATGTACATGGACGACGAAGAGAACATGGGCATGGAAGATGAAGGCAAGATGGCCGCACGGCCAGGCGGCGGCGGTGCAAGACCCACGGCGAGCCCAGGCCATTCAAGTAATCGCCGCAGTGAAGCAATGTGGGGTCCATGGGAACGAAGATCAACTGGTGGCACTCCTAAGCCAATCTTCGCGGTAGGACGCGACATACTCGGCATTTCTGATGCGATGCCTCGCAAGGCTTCTGATGAAGAAATGTACGACGAGGACGAAGAAATGTATATGGATGACGAAGGTAACGAGTACATGATGGACGAAGAAGGCAAAATGTACATGATGCCAAGCAGGGGTAACAGTTCTAGGCCACAACAAATGCGTCGCAGCCTAATGCAACGTAGGGCAGACGAAATGATGCCTGAAGATGAAGACAACGAAGAAATGTACATGGAAGACGAAGAAGGAGAAGCCGACGATATGGATATGGCACCCGATCTAGAAGCAATGCGTATGGCACGCCTACGTAAACTTGGAACAAAGTCAGCAGATGTAGGCATGAATGGCTATATGTGTGCTATCGACCGCAAGGTATATCCTGGCGCAGCATCCGTATGTGATGACTGCCCTGGTGGATGCATGGCAGAAAAAGGAATGCCAGGACTCCTCCACGTCGAAGGACTCGTCGAAGTTATGTTCAAGGGCGAAGTCATTGACTCCGGCTACTCGCAAGATGCGGACATGTACGTTATTGACGTAGAGACAAAGTCTGGAAGCATTAACGAAGTATTCGTTGATGGAACATCAGCAGAAGTTCTTGGCTTTCATCGTCTGGATGACTCAGTTCTTTCACAGAAGTCAATCATGGATGACATCGAACTCATCGACTTTAACGAAGCAGCAGAAATTGCTGTCAAATCGATCCCTGGCAGTGTTGTCGCCGTAGAGCCAGCAGTGTTTGAAGGTTTCGACTCTTATCAAGTTGAAATCGATGGCGTTGATGGCAAGTCATACGACGTTTTTGTTGCACTTGATGGCGAAACGCTCGGCTACGACTCATACAACTCTGACGAAACAGCAGAAATCGAAGCAGAGGCAGCAGAAATCGCCCTCAAGCGTGCATTCCCAGAAGATAAGCGTCAAGAGATGGCAAAAGAAGGCACCGCAATGCCTGATGGATCGTTCCCAATTGCAAGCGAAAACGATCTCCGCAACGCAATCATGGCTCATGGAAGAGCAAAGGACTCAGATGCAGCAAAAGCACACATCAAGTCACGTGCTGCAGCGTTGGGTCTTGAGGAAATGCTTCCCGAAAATTGGAAAACGGCAGAAAAGTCCAACCCGGCAGAAGAGTTTATTCAATCTCTCGTTGAGTTTGAGATGCTCGCTGCCGAGGTAGACAATCCTTCAACGACCAAGTAACTACAACAGGGATTGGAGCCCGGGATGACGGGTAGAGGTATCCCTCAGCGGAATAAACTATCGCCACGTCTAGACGTGCCTATCCGTAATTATGACGGAAAGGCTATGTACTTTCGTGAACGACAGAAGTTTTCATTAAATCAACCATATCTTGACGCAGATATTGCAGTCAAAGTTCTGGCTGAGGGAATGATTGCTGCTGGTTCTGGTGGGGACAGAGAAATGACTGGTGATGACGATCAGCCGACTATGGCTGAGTTTCGTTTCGATCCCTTGGCTCGCCGTCAACCTGGGCAAGTATTAAAACTCCATACCACCTATAAAGAAGCAACGACTCCTGGTGATGATCATAACTGGGGCTGGGTTGATCCTGAGCCCGAATTGTCTGACGAGGATCGTCTCCAGTTGTCCGAGGAGGCTGCTGACTTCATTAGTAAACGCCCTCAGGTTATTGTTCGCCAATTTACTGTTGATAAAGATGGTAACGAGACTGGTGAAACTAACGAAATTGCGGTAAAGCAGTTGGGTCCCACCATAAATGACATGATGCCTGGACAAGCAATCAAATTACGTAAGGCTATTTCTAAGGGTATTATTATTGATGCCAACGGACACATGCGTTGCCCTCCCGGCACTCCTAACGCCAACCAATTCACCGATGTCGATATGTCTAACTGTTTCAATATTGGTGTTGGTGCTGTTCAAAAAGAGATTCGTCGCATCCGTGGTTTTTGGAAAGAGTGGAACGAAGATGTAGCAGCGATTCGCTCTGCTCGAACTGCCAAAGAAAGACTTGGTAAGGCTAAAGAAAATTATACGAGCCTTGAACAGAATGCTGAATGGCTTGCTCGTAATGAACAATCCATTCAGGATGCTTATGAAACTTTGGGGATTGATTTATCTCAGTTTACGCCAGAGCAGTTAAAAAACAATGTTCATCTCTTTACTGCCATGGATGAATTGTTCAAAAATCATGATGGTCCTGAGTTTAGAAGATTTTTGCATGATGCCATTGGTTTCAAATGGGATGACTCTAAGAGTGTTGATGAAAATATGAAAGATTACTGGGAGACATTACGTGAGACGGCTTACAAGTTGGTTCCAGAGGAAGTTAAAAAAGCGTTATTGATTGACCCGTCAACAAAGAAGCCCATTTATCCCGATCAGTACGATGAAGCGCAAAAAATCGTTGACATGATGATTGATCGATTTAGGGAAGTTCAAGAAGGCATCATCCATGGTGCTTTGGTGTCTTTTAATGATAATCCTCAAATGTTTCAAACTTTGCGCGAAATTGGTTTTGATGCTTGGAATGGAAGAGTTGGCCTAAATGAATGGATGAGTTATGAGGGCATCACTAATCCTATTACTGATGAACTAAACCCTGGTAGACTTGGCACTCAAATAAATTTCAATACCTGGGCGCTTGTATTTAAGCCTTTGATTGATTTGAGAAAACTGGAAGGAGAAGGTAGGTTTGAAATTGATCTCAAGCCCGTGGATGCCCAAGGCACACCTTTAAATGATATTGAAAAATTAAAACAAATACGTGACATTATCGCCCAGTCCAATGAAGTTGATCATTTTATTCATGGTGTTGGTTATGCGAACGAGCAGTCATCTGCCCGTGCATCCGCAGTGGCTGGCATGTCTCCCGCAAAAGCCAGGGCAATGCACGTTATGTTTCATGAGTTTGGGCATGTTTTACAATATGCCGAAGCACAAAATGCGATTATCGATTATGTGAACAAGCATGGTCAACTTGTTGTTACTAATGACGGCGCACTCAATGTCCTTACTGGTGATTGGCGAACATGGTCCAATAATGATTGGTACGATGCATTGAATACTGTCATGAGAGGAACTTTTGAAGGGATGAATTATCCGCCAGTTACCGTTGACTGGTTAGAGGATTCAATGCTTCACCTTCTTGCTGGACAGTATTATCAAGATGAATTAGGAAAATGGCAGCGAATGCACCTTAGTGGGGGTGAAGGCTCCCCGATGTTAAAAAATGCCCAGGTTGGTTTGATGATTCAGGAGGCTCGTGCTGAGTTGTATGCGTTGAGGCAGATGGGCGTTATTTCTGGGCCAGATATCGACAAGGCTATTGGTGGTATGGATGAGGTGAGAAGGCCTCCCGGTATTGAATTGGCTTCGCGTCCTATTTATGATGCCCCTACGGAAAATATTTCCAGACTTGTTCCGAAAAGTATTTTTTCAGATAAAAGAGATTTACGAAGAAAACCCGAATACCCCCCCGAAGTTACTAAATTTGTCAAGAAAATGAAAAAGGAAAATTATACTCCTGAACAAATATTGAATGAGTTAAATGCTGGTGATCCTGAAAATCCTAAGTTTACTTTGGATGATGTCAATAAGATGATTGGCAATACAGGGGCAGATGACACCCCTACGGATTGGTTGTCCCCCGAAAGAGAAAATGGCATTCCCAAATTTGATCCTGCAAATGGTATTTATGCCGACTGGTCACCCGATCTAAATGATGACGGAAAAACGCGACAAGCAAAATTAGAACTTTCAAAAGTGGACTATGGAGAATCTCAAGAATTTTTACAAGACGTAGAAGACGCTGGCTTTGATCCGGGAGACAAGTACGACAGGGAAAAATTTAAAAAATCAAGAAAATATAAGCCAAGTTTAGATAAATATCGTGAAAAATATGCAAAGCCGGCATCTGCTACTGGAAATGAACCAAGTGAAAAAGGAACTTCCATTCCCGATGAATCACTTCCAGAACCTAAGAAAAAACGTGACATTCCGGCATGGGATGGACAAGTGGACCCGTTTGCAAACGATTATTCAGAAGTAAAATTAACGGATGCTTTAATTGACGATTACACTAATACAGACTACACAATTGATGAACTTGCAGAACGCTACGATAGAACCCCAGAAGAAGTCAAAGCCAAAATTGATTTTGAAGAAAAATTTGATGGACCAATAGAACGAGTAAATGTTCCCAAAGAGCCAATTGAAACAACACCTACTCCGATCACCCCTGCGTCCAATCCCAAGGAGTGGGGACGTCAGAGAAGACAAGAAATATTAGATACAACGGAACCAGAAACCGTTGCTTTATTGGATGGCTCGACGCCACCGGATATGCGATCATCGACAAGAGCATTAGCCGAACAACAAACAGGCAATGTTCTTGCCACTTCTGCCAACGCACGCAATAAGGCAAAAGAAAATGCAGAAACAATTGGGGCACCGACCCCAGACACTCAATCTCCTTTGCTTGATGAAGAAATTAGGGATTCCTTAGCACCACTATTATTTCATATTGATTCTCATGAATTTGATGAAGATATGTCGGTCATGATTGCCTACCCATTACCAAAAGATTATGAGATTGATGGTGGTGAAATAGTTACAAAGCCAACCCCAACACGAGGAATTCTAATAGGTGAAGGGACTTTGGAAGGTGCTCAGCCAACTATGCCCGAAAATACCAGAGTTGTGCGTCTGAGTGTTCCTGCGGGAAGTCGTGGAACTGTTGTTGGTGATTCATTCAGTGGTGATAGTGATGGGGTTCTTTTGCCCCCAGGTGATTTCGTTATAACTGGCGTAGATGAAAATGGCATTATTGAGGCAACAATTCACAAACAGGAAACACCCCTGGAAACACTTAAGCGCATGGACGGCAACATAGATAATGTTTCATCTGCTGATGGTGTTGATGAGTCCATCAAGAATGAGGCGTCAATTATTAAATCTGAGATTAGTAGGCAGATTGATAATTATGCAAATACTGAGCGTGGCCGAGGAATGCGTTCACGTTCTCGTGGTAGCAGCAATGATCCCTTGACTCAAAAAAACCAGAGGGAACAAAACGATTCCATTTCTAGCATTATGCGCAGACAGAATAGCGTGCCATTTAATGTTGATAATAATTACTCCGCTCGTTATAGGAATCCAGATGGAACACAACTTTCTACGCAATGGGGAAAAGTTGTTCCACGTGAAGTTCATGTAGAGCAAAGAAATAATCGTATTTCTGCGTCATTGGGGCGTATGCGAAATATTATAAATGGCGACGTCTCTCCTTCTAACGAGAGCGAATTTGACTTTATCAATAATCTTGATCCACGAATCAAAACATTACTGAATAACCAATCTCCTGAATCAGTTCTTAAAATGATTGATGATTCTTATTCTAATTTTCATAAAGGTTTTGATGATCGTATACGTATTCCGATGAATGAAAATACATTGAATAACTTAATGTCTGACGGTCGCTTAAAAACAATTCAAGAAATTAAACCGAATAGTCCAATTTCCAAACTCAAATCAGAACATGAATTATTTTTAGGTTACGATGCGGCAGTTTCTGATAATTTACGATCATCCAATGGTTACATGGTTCACCGTAATGCTAAAAATGTTATTTCAGATCATCTTGAATCAATTCCAAGCGATGGGATTAGCAGAAACCCTGATTTCTTTCACGAAAGTGGAGATATCCAGCCAATGGGTGATGTACGAATTGGCGGGAACGATATTGATTTAGTATTAAAACCAGAAGTTGCTTCTCGTTCTGCGTATTCACGCGGAGAAGCAATTCGTTCACACAACTATCCAACACCAGTTTTGTTTGACGAACCTGGCGATGTTGGATTAGCACACCTTAATGAATCGATTACTGCGGGTAATTCGGAATCAGACAGAATGCGCAATATTGCTAATGCCTTGCAAAATGTTATTGATGACAACTTTAGTGGTTCTCTGTCTGACGATATTTCAGCAAGTAGATCAGAACGTGCTCTCAGACCAGGGAATAGGTACGAAGCACTTGTTGCTGGTGGGGTGAGTTTGGATGACGTTGCCGAGATACGTTACCCAGTAAATAAACTTGACATGAATAATGAAAAGTTAGATATCAATTCTTTAATTGGCGATAATGGGCGAGAATTATTAAAAACTAATGGTTTTGGCGATGGCGAAATTAATGAATATTTGCGTATGGTCAATGATGGCGAAGTTGATCTTCAATCTGCTCGTTGGTTGAAACAGCATCGTGCTGCTAAGAAATTTGAAAAAGATTTTCGAAACAAAAACAATTTTGACGGACGTTTAGTTTTCACTAACCCTGACGGGATAGACCTCATGTCTCCTGAAACTTTTAGAGAGCACCCAAGTTCACGTGGCCTTCAGACCGTTGAGCAAATGTTGTCAGCAAGAATGCTTGATGACATGGCACCAAACCTGAAGAAGACCTTGAAGGCCATCAAGAAGTCCCCTGATGCCCAGGCTCGCATACGTGCTACGCAGACTGAAAATATCAATAGACCAAATGTTAATACTCCAAATATTTCTTCACGTATGGACAATATTGATGACAACGAAGTTGACGATATTTTTAATTCCTTAACTGATGATTTAAGAAACATTGCTAAGGGGGTTGATGTAGAAGATCGCGGGATGCGCTCTAGATACAATGAAGGCGGCGGGCGATACTGGACCGACGGCGAAAGCAGGATTTGGATTTCTGATGAAGATGGCGATAGGGCATACGATGCCAGGCAAGATGGTTTCCGACCAGACCGGGGATATACGGCGCCAGACCCCCTCGGTAGGCGTCCAGACCAAATACCACGAGAATATCCCAGTAGATACCCTAAAAGTACTCCTAAACAACCAGGACTAAAACCAGATGATGGAGATCAATTAATAAGCGATGCTTCGTCCATTACTGGAAATGACCTTATTACATCCCTTGTTGAACAATACAAAACATACAATCGTGGCTGGCTTACGGAAAAACAATGGAATTTACTACGTAGCATAGTTTCTAAAAATAAAAAAACATCAGCCGGTCCATCTGCAAAAGAAGGAATAGATAAGGCTGAAGATATCGCGCCTTCACTTTCTAATGAAGACAAGAAGGCAATCATTGAGGCTGCTCGTGGTTTAAGTGGTGATTTTGCTAAAAGTGTCGTTTCTCAATATAATTCCCGTGGCCGTTTAAGTGATAAGCAGTGGGCCGCACTAGATAGGGCTACCCGTAAAATACGTGGTACCTCTACTGGTACTGGCATGCGTTCACAATCTGGACCCAAACCTCCGCAATATCCTCGCAAGCCAACAATGGGTGCGTTCATCGGTTCTGCAGATTCAGAATTTGATGGAATAACAAATTGGGAAGATTTTAAACGCGTGCTTGCAGATAAAGAAATTGTTTTCATCGACTACGAAACAACTGGTCTCAAATTCAATGAATTTAACGAATCAGCAGGAAATGGACTACCTACTCAAATAGGTGCTGTAAAAATGAAAAATGGCAAAGTCATTGCGCGTTTTAACGTGTTTGTCAACCCTGGCACGCCAATGTCGGAATGGGAAAAATGGTCACGAGACAACCTCAAGGACGGCGACGGCAACCCAATAACAGATGCATACCTGGCGGACAAACCTTCAATAGCAGATGCCCATAAACAATTAGTTGAATTCATGGGTGATACAGAATTGATGGGAATGCAAAACGCCGTGTTTGATAATGAAGTCCTAGAAGACGCATTGAAAGATTCTGGCATTGATTGGAGACCCAAGGGAATCATCGATACTAAAGAAATTTCCGACATGGTTCTTCCAAAATGGTCTGAAACAAATCAAGATGCCCCATTCAAAGTTAACAAAGATGGCACTAAGTCGCCTTCAAACTCACTTGGAGATATCACAAAATATCTTGGTGTCGACCTTGGAGACAAACACCATAACGCAGACGCAGATGCCGAAGCAACAGCAAAAGTAATGCAAGGAATTATTGACGGTGCCATAGAAAATAACTGGCCTACGGACGTATTAGACAAGTCCAAACGACGATCCAAAGAGAATGAAACTAAAATTAAATTTGAAAAAGCAGTTGCGGCATTTGAAAGTGAAAAAGAAACTTTCCTAGATGCCAGACCTCCTACTAATGACGAAGGAGGCATGCGATCACGCACTGCAACGAGACCGGCTAAATCAACTACTAAGCGGACGCCTAAACCAAAAGCAGTAGAGCCACGCGAATACAGGAATTCAAATACCGAAAATCTTCCACGATCACGTGATTACTACAATGTCGAAGATATTGACAACGTAATGCGCGACATCATTGATGATGTTTATGCTGGCGTAAGAGAACCACAAGGAATTACAGACAGAATCAATGCATTGCGTGATGAGATCAGAGACCTTGGTGCCTCGTCTGGAATGCCCGAAGACATGATCCAAGATTTGCTTGATGGTACCAAGACTGGGCCAATTGCGTCTGAGGTCAATGATGTTGTGGGTGGATATGAAAGATGGGGTGGATTACGTTCTCGTTCTAATGTTGGATCAAATACACGCGCCAAGGCTGGTGTTGCCGGAAGAATCATTTCATCCGACAGATCACGTAAGGCATTAGAAAAACTTGGTGTTGACGAGGATAGGGCGGAGGCCGTTCAACTTCTTGGGGAGATGGCTGCGGCGTTTAGTGTTGGCGGACCTGCAGGGATGGGTTCTGTTCTTGCCCGACGAGCAGGACGAGACGTCGCTGACTTTGGTTTAGTGGAAGCAGTAGAGCGTGGGTGGATGAGTCAGGCAACGGCAGACAAGATCACTAAGCGAATGTTGGATCGCGTCGCCCCAGAAGGATTGCCGGATGACATTAAAGACATTATCGAAAAAGGTAAAGATGCCGTCACTTCCGAAGAAAGCAAGGCCAAGGCCGTTGAACTTTTAGACACTATTCGCGAGACTGTTCGCTCTGGTGGAATGCAACGTCTTGCAGACTCAGCAAAACAAAAAACTAGAGTTTTGACCGATATCGCCAAGGAACGAGGAAGGGAATTGGCAGCAGACAAACTGCGTGAGGTTCGTGACAGTGCTCGCGACATGGCTAGAGATAAAGCATCAGAATTAGCAGATGAGGCCATGGACGCATTGAAGCAACGTGGCAAAGAAGCCGCAGGACGTCTAGTTGGTAGATTTGCAAGAAGAGGGGGCAGATAATGCCTACGCGTCTTATTTTTGTTGGAAATACAGGAGAGGGGAAATTGTTCTATAACGCCGACGCTAACCCCACTGAAAAGAATGCAATCTTTATCGACTCCCAGGAAACCGAAACTCCAGTTGATCTAGTTTCTTTTATTAGTAGTAACCCTGATATGAACGAAATTCGTTCTACCCCATTTCATAAGTTTTTATGGGATGGAGCAGAAGGACAGATGGCTGATCGCTGGAAGCGCGTTTTTATGAATCGCACACAGCCAGTCGATGAAAGCCTCATCAAGGATGTTGAAGTTAAGAAAAAGCCCAAGAAACGCCTTGTTGCTCAGAGTAAGAACAATCAAATCATGGCATTTAAGTCATTGGTATTTTCTCAACAATTTGAAAAGATGCCGAATTCGGCGCTTGGTAATCGGAGATCATCCAATCGCACAATCATGGGGATGAATTCTAAAATTCTTGGTCCTGTTCGTGCTGGTTATGACGGTGACAATGATGGATTCATTGATGATGGCTTGCCTACGATGCGTCCATTCATACCTGGTTTAGATGTAGCGAATATACGAATTCCAAAATCTGTTCGTGCTCAGGGGATGAGGGTACGAACATCATCTTCTCCTGTCGATAGGTTCGCAACGATTTCGGTTGATCAAATTCGTCAAACAATAATAAAACAAGATAAATTTCTTGAAAAAAGATTCAATGACGGTAAACCGATTACATCAATCGGTGATGTTAAAAGAATATTAATGAATGAATTACCAAGTTTTGCTAGTGGTGAATCACGATTTGATTTCCTAGACGGACCAGACGATCAGCCTTTAGAATCTTACGCTTATGAAAATATTGTTGGGTTCTTGCTCGCATTGCACGCTAACCCAAGTATGAAAAAGTTTTCTTATGACATGAAACCTTTTGGTATAGGTGATGAGCCGGGTGTTGGTGGATCAACTCGCTATCAATCAGGACATCAATGGACTGTAGTCAATGGGGCGTATGTTGCTACAAAAAATAGAACACCAAAAATCACCATTACTTATCGTCACCCCATGGACCCGATGTACAGGATGGCGAGTCCATCCACCCTATTCAGTGAAGGTCGATTTGATGTAAGTTCAAATATTATTGGTTCCGCCATGATGAGCGGAATGGCGGAGAGTTTGGGCGGATCGTTGGATGACGAGGCCTTGATGTCTGTTTATGAATTTCTCAATTACAATAATATGAATAACTCTTTGGGCAATTTTATTGATTTAGTTACTCCCCAATTTGGTTCCAACCCAGACGCACGGCTTCCTGGTGTTGATCAAGCAACAATGGACACTATTAAGTACTTGATGGATGCTGGAGTCATCCCTGACAACATGTTTGATAATGGAGCAACGATTAGGCTTATCGAAAAAGTTCGCGACGTTGTAAAGAATCAATCATCTGTTATATCTGACGGATTTACAGATCAGGCCAAGGGTGCTCTCAAATACCATGAAGAGATGTGGTCTGTTTTGGCCAGGTCTACGGCTATACACGAAGCCACACATGCCGCACACCTTGCGCAAATGCACGAAGATATGTCGGCCTATCTACTTCAACGCGGTGTTGATCCCTCTGTTGGTATCCCCGAAATTGCTTCAATGATGACAAAATCCATGGATAAAAAACAATTGAAACAAATTTTGGATGATGCAACCGACATGAATGCGGTAGTTTTGAATAGGATATTTTCTGATGTATTTAAAAACCTTGCTTATAAGGCATCATCTACTGGCAATCAGGATGCGCAAAACACCTTAGAAGATTTTATGAATCAGCCTCTTTATAACAAAGATGGTTCGGTTATTAAAATAAATAAAGAAATTGCTGATCTTTTTAATCGCCTTGAATCTATGAGCGGACAAAGTGTTTTTGGTGACGGATATCCTTATAAAGAAGGAGATAATTTTACTTTTGCACAAGCACACATGCTTGCAGACGGAAGAATCCTGAGCCTTCAGAGACAGGATGCCAGAAGGCAATTTGCGGGAATCAAATTGTATTACGATAAAGACAAGACTGTTGCCAGTAATGCATTAACGTTGATTAGGCAAGAGGGATACCCGGCACTCGTGATGCAGCGAGGGAAAACTCGCCCCCTATCTAAGGAATCAGGAAAATTGATCGCTGATTCCGTCAATTCTGCAATGGGTATGGTCGGAAGAATTATTCATTCTGGCGTTGATCTAAGAAGTGTTCGTGCTGTTGGGTCTTTTAGACACACCCCAACTGATGTTGCTGGGCCGTTGTTGCATTCATCACAATTAAACGCGCGGACAATTCAGGATATGGCAGCAATAGATGATGTGGACGGGTTGAAAAATATTGCAGAAATGTCCATTATTAATTCTTTTGCTCCTCTTGCAAAAAATGCCGATCCCGCAACTCTTGGAACCATCATGGAAACTACTGGTATGGATTTTTGGCATTTTGATTCGCTGAAAGATGATGATGTAAAAAGTATTATTGATATGGCTAGACAGTCTGCCGAGCCGGGATACAGGAACTATATGTCAACGGCGCTCAATAGGAGAATCGTTAGTTTTCTTCAATCGAATCCCGATAGTTCGGAGTTGATGGCCGAGTTGGCAGTTTATGATGCTTTTGGTATACCTATTCAGGTTCATGAGGATGTTGACGGTCGATCAACTTCAAAACGCGCATTAACTTCTGACGAAATTAAATTGTTTGATAAGTTACTTAGTTGGCTTTTCCCAAAGGGTAAATTGAGTAATATTAGTGAGGCAAAATAATATGATTAGTCAAGAAGAGTGGAACCAAAAAATCAAACAACTTTGGGGAATGACTTTAGTCTCGGTAAATAATTCAGATTTATCTATTGACGAGCACATCAGTAGGGCCAGGAAACTCCAAACAGGAGTCGACCCCCACGAAACCAGCCGCAAAAACAAAGCACAAGAAATCGCTGCAATCATGTCACTCCCAGGAAAAAAGAACTGGGTACGAGAAGACGATAAGCCATATTTTGAACTCATCACAAGCGGACTAATTAATTATCCTCCCGAAGATAGGCTAGACTTATTAGAGTTAACGAAATCTGATGATTTCCTCAAAAAATACATATCGGAGTTATGATGGAAACTGGACGCTACTCTTACAAAGCAGCGATACCTGAGGTCGGTATCCCTCAAGAAAAATTCACTGGTGACGTACTAAAGGGATACGGCCCACGAAGAGGAAATCTCGAACGACTTCTCCGTTACTGGCGTCCAATTATGCGCAAGCCAGGCGGGTTTAGACGTTGCAAGGTCATTTTGGCGGACCATCCAGAATTATTCCCACTAAACAATATTTGTGCTTGGCTACATCATGAAACCACGGGCTTGTGGCCAAATGAAGGCTGCCATCACCCCACCATGAAGAACTGTCGCCGTAAACTCAAGAAAGGCGTAAACGGCTCATTGTGGTCTAATGAGCAATTTAATAACCGTCTATCCCGTATCCCCAAAGCGGGCACAAAATCACTTCAAAACGAAGTTTTCTTTGATACTGATTGGTACACCAAAGGTCTAAATATCTATGCCGGTAACGAAAACCACGTAGTTACACCAGACGATCTGTCTCACGCATTTCAGGTACTGTCAGATTTTTGTGAAATGGAATCGAAATTTGCTGAGTATTTGCGCAATAACGATAACTGGGAATTCGAAGGTGAGAACGAAGCCGGCTTTACCCTAAAGTCACTTCTTCCCGTAGAGGATTGTGGATGTGACTGATGAACTCTTTTGAGATCATTAAACCAAGTAAATGTTGCCCCAACCAGGAGGTTGTTGTTAAACGTCATGTTCTAACAACAAAAAATGCCGATGGTAATGCTTTTATTGGTTCAGTAGCATCGAAACAGGAAATTGTCAACTATAAAGCCATGGTCAAAATGCTTGGCCTTGGTGATAATTATCGGGTCAAACGTGTTGGCACGATTGGCTCGTCTTCCACTATTGGACAAACCGCACAGGCAGTTGGTTCATACTTCCTGCCTGGTGATTCGTCGATTCTAAGAAGTCCGGTTCGTTCTACGGGATTCTCTTTATTGACCCCCGGTGTCCCCAGCATCCCCATGCGACCACGCATACGCACTGGTCGCGACAAGGTCCACAGATGCCCTGAGGGCTACCAGTATGGCGGTCGTTTTACGGATAACCAATTTACGACCTGTGGAGCAAAACTATTCGATATCCCTGGTCCACTTGGTCTAGTCATATCCGCCCTGCGTGCATTGCGTCGGGAGGCAAACCTCAAACCCATCACTATAGAAGGTACAGCGTTAACCCCGGGAGAGTATGGCGGGTCAGTTATTGATTCTCGCGCTCCACAGATTCCGCGAGTTACTGACAGTGATGTCAAGAAGCAACTTGAAAGTATTAGGCAAATTGTAAAGGACATGAATCAGCCGAATCTTGATGCCAAGAGAATGGTACGGCGTGACGGATTCATTTTGGAACCAGTAGTTTCTCCAAAAGTTTTGAGAACTATTCCCGATAATCGTGACATGGAAGGGGCGGCATATATTTTAAATGCAAATAATGTTTCTTCCCTTGGTGGCGAAGAACTTGGGTTACTCTCAAATACTGGAGTAACCAAAATTATGTACGTTTTACCTGGTGGATCGACACTTAGTCTAGAAAAAGTTAGACCATTGACCGTTGGCGAACGTCGCAAACTGGGCAGAACAGTCAATGCTGCATCCCGTATTGATAATAGTCAGATTGCCGCAGCAAGACTGATGTCTGTTGCCGAAGAAACTGGCGACGGAATTCAATATTCCGAAAATTTCATTGGGGTCAGTAATCCTCATAAGAGAATCGCTGCAAGAAATGGCAAAATGGTTGAAAGTTGGGTGGGTCAAGTATTCGCCAACCGCAAGAGCAAGCCGTTGCCCGAAGCAAGACAGACCTCTTCTGAATCTGGGATTTCTGAGAAAATAACGTCCATTCAAGAGGCAGTTGCTCATATTGCGGCGGGTGGAAGTCTTGCTTCAATTTCTCCCGACATTCTTCAACAGGCACTTATTCAAGCAGGTTTGTTTAAAGCACGCAATATTGGGAATAATCAAAAGATTTTTGATGGCCCCAATGGAAGATCATATTTATCAATCACGCCACTTAACGACTTTGAACACCTTGACGCCACCCTCGTTTCAGACATTCAGCAACATTTTGGTATTGAATCTCCAGATATCTATCCATATGGAATGGGCCCACGTCGTCCATATTTGAAAGAAACATCCGGAACCGTTTACCCAGGCAATACCCCATCTACGACCAAATTATTTAAAGATGGCGATATTTCTCATGTTGCAGCACTCTTAGTTTCCGACCTATTGACAGGGGACGCCAATAGGTCGCCCTCAAGTATTGACATTATAGAATTGTCAGATAAAAATGCTGTTGTTCCAACCATCAACTTGCCCGACTTCGTAGAGGTTCAGAAAAAAGTCAAGACCGCCGAAGAACTCATTGCACAAATGACATCACTTGCTGAGAATGGCTCCTATGAGGAGTATTATAGAGAGTTGAAGAGTCTACAAAAAAGACAATTCCTTGCCATTATCAATAAGTTGCTAGAACGGGCGCGGGCGTTCAATTTTGAGAAATATCAAGCCAGATTTACCATTGATGGAAAATTGACTGAAACAGAAAAAATTCATTTAGGAATAATACAAAGGATAGTCAATCAAAGAATTGGCTCCCTAGAAAGAGCCGGAGATTCAATCCGGAACATACTTGGAGGATTTGAGTGAATCGTTACGCCCTATTAAAAGATTCTATTAATGACAGTATTTTTGGAGTGATCGTTGATAGTAACGGTCTCTCGAAATTTTACGGCGTAAGCGCCAAAGGTCTCGAATGGTCCAAGTGGGCCAACGGCATCAATGTCAAAAGTGAAAACAATGGTCTCCCAATAGGCGTCGTAGTAGGCGGTTACTCGGCCCTTCGTAATACCAACCCCAACTATGTTCAAGCACTCGTAGATACTGTATCGCTCCGTAATCCTTCAATTAATAAGAAGCAAGGTATCTCTGATTCTTTGATCAAAAACTCTTCTTCGGTCGTTCCTGGTGTTCGTGACGCAGAATTACGTGCATTTGACATCGACAAGCGTAATGAAGCCATTGCTTTTAAGGCGCGCGCATTCCGTACCGACTCCAAGGTTTCATCATTGCTTACTCAAGTACGTGCAGAGAGACTGGGATTCGTTTCAAATGAAGGCGTATTCAGTTCACGCAACCCAATTCACACCCCTGAAGTAAAGCAAGCAGAAATTATTGACTCGTACGGTCGTTCTTTGCAGCGTGCTATCGGCTTGAGTCTTATTCGTAAGAAGTCCGTAAAGATGCTTGCTGTTGTCCGCAAGGATCAGGCGCTTGCTCAGTCTTTCGGTATTGAATTCAAGGCTGCTGGTATTGGTCCGAAGATTGGTAGTCGTTTGAGTGGCGGTCTTCGTGCTGCCCCTGCTGGCATGTCTTTTGTTGACGTTACTGGTGTGACCGACGCTGATACCGACGGTATTGTTTTTGAAGGTAAGCCGGGCCTAGAGCGACCAATTATCCCTCGTTTCATGGTTCCGAAGGACCTTGCCCGCAAGTTGTCTGGAATCGTTGAGGGTGATGCTGAAGAGATTGAGAAACAGCGTCGTGCCGGTAATACGAGTGTTCAGTTTGATGAAGGTAAGTTACGTAATATTGTTGCCAGTGTTGGTGGGGATGCGAGTCTTCTTCAGGCCGTAAGTAATGATCGTGGCGTTCCTGCTACTACGACTTCTGGGCGTGAGCGTGTTTCTGTTGCTGCTCGTAATGTTGCTGGCAATATTGGTTCGCGTCGTAGGGAGATTGCTTCGCGTCGGGGTATGCGTAGTGGTCAGCGTGCCGATCTTGGTGATGCGACTCCGCTTTCTCCTGGTGAGTTGAATAAGTTGTCGGAGCAGGAGATCGTTGATCGTTTGATTGAGGATCGTTATGCTGGTTTGAATCTTGATGAGGCTGCGAAGAAGTATGGTTTGAAGGGTGGTCGTCTTGAGGCTCGTCGTCTTGAGGCTCGTGAGATGCAGCGCCGTAACTCTGGCGGCATGCGTTCGCGTAATGATTATGACTCGTCTCTCAGTAGGAATGGCTGGCAAAAAAATGGGGACAAGTGGAATAAGGGCAACTGGGAAGTAGAAGTACTGGTTGACGAAAACGATAGGGCCAATCGTTTGGTAGCAAGAAACAAAGAGATCGGCGAAACTCTTGAGCAGGAACGCGGAGCAGATGTTGGCGCGTTGAAACATTTGAACGTATTTGAATCAATTTTGCGTGGTTCCGATGATAGAGGGTTTGACGAAGAACGCGGCATGCGTTCACGTTCTGGCATGCGTTCCAATTCCGACTGGACCAAAACAAGAGACGGCATTGAGATGGACGCGCCAGATATTGATGGCCTCTACGAAATACAGGGGAACAACAAAGAAGGGTTTGTAGTTACTAGATACTCGGATGGCTTTCGCAATGGTGGTCAGGATACACGAGAATACGAACACGACAGAATTTTTAAATCCAGAGCCGCTGCAAAGAAATGGGCGGAAAGAGACTACGACATGGCTTCTTACGGCATGCGTTCACGTTCAGGTGGTATGCGTTCACGTTCTATGCGCGAACAAAAACGCATTGATTCAAATTTGCGAGCCATGGACAGGGCCACAGGGGGGTATGCCTCCTGGGATGATGACTCTTGGGATAACTATAGGCAGGTTGGTCGTGTCCTTGACGGGGAAAATCTCAACCAAGCCGATAGGGATATGTTGGAAGAAGTCGGCGGCAAAATAGCAAGTGGCGAGTTACTTGAAGAACTAAAGCCAGATGATAGAAGGCAGGTTGTCAGTGACTTTAGAATGGCTTCTGGTTATGCCGACCCAACTTTAGAAGTTGAAGAAAAACTTGGTGAATTCTTAACACCAGATGAAGTTGGAAACGTCATGTATAACGGCGTGGAAACACTTTCTGGTGCGAAGCGTAAACGTGCAGAAAAAATTATTGATGATGCTGCAAATTCACGTCGTGAGTTGGGTATGCGTTATGGCGGCATGCGTTCACGTTCGGGAGATGATCTTGATGAGGAGAGTGGTCTTGAGGCTCGCCTTAAATCTGGTGTAAAAGTAACCGCCGATGACATCACTGATGATGAAATTAACGATTTCATGGATGAGGTGCACGACAATAAACAAGAAATATTAGACGAAATTTTTGGTGCACCAACAGAGGACGACTTAGATGAAATAGGCGCTGGACGTGATTGGGGATTTGAAGCCTCTGGTTCACGCGGTTCAGAGCGCGACTACATACCTGACGAAGATGACCTATTGTCAGAACATTATGACGCCATGACTGATGTACTTACAGAGAACGATTATGCACTAGCAAAAGAATATATTGCTGAACAAATAAATGAACAGATGAAAAATTATTGGGCTGAAAATTGGGATGATTTATCTTCAGATGTACAAGATCGTAGATTTTACGACGCCCTTAAACGAATATTCGACGAAAAAAAGCCAGAATACAATCAAGGGTGGGGATGGTTTGACGAGGAACCAAAACGCGATTTCCGAGGCTATGTCATCCGCCCGACCGATGAAGAATATGACGCTGCTTTTGGTAAGTGGAAAGAAGCGGATGCGGCCTACCGTCAAAGAGAATCACAAGCACGCAAAGAAGCAAAAGAAGAAGCAAAAAAACAATTTGAAGATGAAGTTAAAAAATATGGACCTGGCGGTATGCGTTCGCGTTCAGGTGGAATGCGTTCTAATTCAGAGAACCCAGATAACCAAATCCACATGACATCAAGAGAGTTGAATGCTGTAGATGACAGACTTTCTAACATTATTGAAAGTGGACGTGGTGGATTTAGCGCAGAAGAAGAAAACGCTCTAAACGACTTTAAGGATTCTATTGATAATGCTGGCGCAGCATTCGATTCCATTGTAATGGATGACGATGTCAGAGATACGCTTATTGATTTGTTCGGAAATATCGCTAAGAATGGTGATGATCCGAATGGTGATGCGAAGAATCTTCTTGGTTTACTTGAGAGTGTTCGTGATGCCGATGGTAACGAGTTTGTCACTGATGAACTTGACAGACTTGGCACGATGCATGACATGAATTTTGATGGTTCAGTTATGCGTGCACCTGGTGGTGTGAGGCGTGCTATGAGAAGAGCGATGGCTCGCAGGGGGAATCGTGATGGTCGCGGCATGCGTTCGCGTACGGAGCCGCTATTTGAAGCAGAACGCCTAAGTGGCAATGATCTCTCCCGGGCACAAGACTATAAATTATTTGAAGCAGCAATGGATAGCCGTAGATTTGATCCCAACCGTTTGAATGATGGAGAAATTGACTCTGACTGGATAATGGACGCATTAAATCACTATTTCTATAATACTCAAGTCAACGACGACCTTGCTGCTGATATCGAAGACCTCATGGTTGAGCGCGATGAAAAAGGCCAAGACCCAGAGACCCGCAGTGCGGGATTTGCTAAAGATAATGCCCGTTCAGTTATCAAGCATTGGCAAGATTCGGTAGATGACGACCCAGACAAAATGGGAGACCTACTTTCTTCATACGAAGGCGATTTAGTTGCTGCAATGGAAGACCATTACGATGACTACCTAAATGGTCAATTAGATACTTTTGAAAATCGTCGCGAATCTGGTATGCGTTCACGTTCAATAAAACTTCGTTCCGATGTTAAAGGAGCAGAAGAAGATATTGAGAATGAATTTGACAAATGGGAAAAAAATCTTAAAGGGCGATACAAGAACGCTCGTCAGGCAGAATATGGATTACAAGATTTACTTGTTGATCTTGACAAAGCAGCCAATGAATCGGCAACAAATGATGATGACTACGAAAGACTAAATGATTTTATTGATTTAATTGCTAAGTTTATTCGCAGGGATATTAAAGACCTTTTTGGTTTTGATGATGATTATGACGATGAAGAGTTCGATGATGATGATTACGACTACGATGCATTGGCGAGTGGCGAGCGACAGGGCATGCGTTCACGTGGCTATCGTAATGACGATGATTCGGATTATGGTGACGACGATTACGGAGTTGACAGGGGAGACTGGGACGATGATCTAGACCCCGATGAGCGTCGACGCATCATGGATGGTATGGGTCGACGTTCAGGTGGTATGCGTTCCAGGTACTCTGATGACAGTGCAGATGGCTACGCGGAAGCAGATGCGCCCGATCTTGATAGAGAAGATTACGAGAACTACATAGATACCCCCACGTTTGAAGAGCATTTAAATGATTGGCTCGTAGACAACCCGGGTAAAAATAGAGAAGATTTCATCAATGACCCCGATGGTGCAGAACTCGCATGGGACTCATATATGGAAAGAAATGATCCAAAAAAGTATTACGGCATTAGTGATGCTGAGTGGGCCGCCGGTTTCCGTTCACGTTCAGGTGGTATGCGTTCCAGTACGCAACTACGTGGCCGAGACTTCAAGCGTGATGCCAATATCAGAGCCAATCACCTTGGCAAAGATGCCGAAACATGGCCAAGAACAGCAAGATTGCAAGACGTAATCTATCCCGAGAGACCTTATTATGGTGCTGAAGACGTGAGTCGGTCAGATAAAATTATTCTGAGTGCTCCAAGTGAAAATGGTGGCCCTGAAGGAAAAGTATATATCGCAGAGTTTGACGAAGAAACTGGAACACTCACAGTTAGTTGGGGCAGGGCAGACAGTAGAAATCTTCAGACAAAAGTTTATTCAGGTAAAACTCAAGAAGATTTCCACAAGTTATTACGAGGCAAAGAACAGCGTGGATATCGACTAGAAGGTGGTCATATTCCTGCCAAATCTTCATCATATGACAAAGATGTTGATTGGAAGGCAGATCATGAAAAACAAGCCAAGATGGGTATGCGCTCCAGTACGGCAACGGAACAGCGCCCCTATTTTAATGTCTCAGTAGCAGGTTCATCGGCATTGCGACAAGCAAGTTATGACGCAGAAAAAGAAGAACTAGTTGTAACTTACGCAAATGGGAAAACATACACATATAAAAACTTTTCAAATGACGACTTAGATAATGCTCTATCTGGGCCCGACTATGTCTTGACGGGCACTGCAGTAAATCAGATAAAGAAAAATCACGATTTCCGCGAAGGCGGCGTGCACACATTCGATCCTGAATATCAAGATATTCAAGGTCCAGGTGGGCAAATTGGTACAGGAAAACTTTCCCGACTTGGACGTCGCGAAAAAACTCAAATTCCAGTAAGCGGTTCTTCGGCAATCGAAGCACTCACATGGGACGACGACAAGAAAGACCTTATTGTCACCTACGCAGGTGGACGTACATACACATACAAAGATGTTGACTCTTACTGGATCGAAGATTTAGAAAGAGAAACTGGCACTGGCCGAATTATCAACAACATCAAAAAAGAAGGTTATCGCGTAGTCGATGGCGGTGAACATGGCGACATGCCAAGTGAAGGCCTAACAGCAGAACGCGCAAACTTCGGTATGCGTTCACGCATGGCCCCCTCATCTGGTCGTATCCGTGCAGCAGAAATGGAAATCTCCGCTCGCCCTCAAGGAATGGCATCACGTCGTTCTGAGGGCCTCAGGGACCCACGCTTCGCAGTACCAGGACGTGATCGCGTTGATCCATCAGATGGACAACTATGGGGCCGTCTATCGGACGAAGAAAAAACAACTGTCGCAGACCGTGCCGTCAATCGCGAGAAGATGCTTCTTAACGAATTCAAGCAACGATTCCCAAGATGGTGGGATAGAGCAAGCAAAGAAGCAGATAAAAAAGGTTGGGACAAGGACTTGATGAACGGCGGCAACGCTGGATGGATGGACGAATTACATAGATTCGTTACCAGGCTCGCTGATGACCCCGATTATCCTGAAAAGAATAGAGTTGAGGCAGAGAAGCAATTCAATGACCTGCAGGCTCTCTACAACATGAGATCAAACAGGGGTGTACATGACCTTCTGGAGCATCTAAATCCAACTTCACGACGCTACTTGTTTGACGATGCTCGACGCGATGACAGCAAGAAAACTAGAATTTCTGCTAGCGGTAAAGAAATGAAAACACCGTCAACGGCACCACGCCCATTGGGTGATCCCATTGATACCGGAACGCCAATTCGTGAACAAGTTGGACAAAACGAAAAGAAGCCACTCAAGGAACGTCTTGACGCTTATTACAAGAGAATGTCGGACAAGATTCTTTATACCGACCCAGCCCGTCAGGCTCGTCGCGAAATGCGTAAAGCACGTCGTCAGGGAATTAATGCTGGTGGATTCACGACTAGCGAAGCAAACCCAGTAGATGATGCCAAGCGCAAGATTCGTCGCCGCAAGCGCCTCAAGGAAATGCGCAAAAATCGCACACGCGATATTGGCAGTATCTCTAATTCGTCAACAGGCAACCGCATAGACGGACGCCTAGCCCATACCGACAGTCAAGGCTCCTTGGTATTCGGCGAAAAATTAACTCCAACTCTTGCAACGATGATGAAAAATTATCGTACAGAATCAAAATTGAAGAAAACCAAGGGTGGCGTTAGTAGAAATAGGGCACTTGCTGTTCTTTGGGATGGCGCCGGATATAACGGAACACCAAATATCGTTACAGCGGAAGAGTTCAAGACGCTACATGCAGCCGGATGGGTGCCTGTAGTCCGAGGACACGGCGGCGGAGCGAATGGAGTTCGTTATGCTAATGACTGGCTAGATGACCCCGTACGCTTCATTACAGGACAGGGTGGAGAAGCGCAGGGTGAAGGCGAATACTGGGCAAGACCCACTCAAGGCGGCGGCGGTTGGTTTAGTTGGATGGACGGAAGTCTCCCTGCAGGAACCGTAGGCCTCCTCCCTCCATCTACTCGTCGCGTCAGTAAAGCGGAATTAGGTAAAATCAAATCCGAGCACGCTCCTTTAGCAAAATCAATCAAGAGTTTTGACGCAGGACTTCCATCTGGGGAACGTGAAAAAATGAACGCAGAAGAGTACGTAACTCAATTGCGTGATCATTTGCGTGCTTCACTTGGGCCAATATACGAATCAACAATGTCCACCAAGATGGGTCAGATGACATCGAAGATTTTGGAATCGTTAAGTGGCTCTTCGGATTCCAAGAAACAAGAGTTGCTTGATGCTTTAGAATTCTTGGAACTCATTAGTACAAAGAGAACTTCCAACTCTTATGCACCATTATTGGGTTACGATACAATTATGGCTGATAGTGGCGTAGAATTGATTCATAACCGTACGGCAATCACCATCGTTGGTGATACATTTACGAGAGATGACGCAGTCAAACTGGCTAAGTCAAAGGCATAAGGAGAAGGGGCCATGGAAACAGGACCAAATGAAAAAATGTTCATGCAGCAGCACGGACATTTATCACAATTGATGGATTATCCACCATTTACGACGAATATTGAAAAATATGAAGAGTTTCAAACTGCTCTGTCTGCTGCGTATGACGTTATTTCTAAAAAACTTGACAAATTAGATGATGACATGGGCGCTGGACGTGATGATTCTTTTAAAGACTCATACAGAACCGTTGTTTCCAAACACATTAACGATATTGAAGAAGCAGAACTGTATCGCGTGCGTTATGGCGAGGACATCCAAGAGGCTCAGGCCGCTGCTCTTGAGGCCGAAGGTAAAACTCTTAACGATGATGGGGTACCATCTCTCTAACAGTTAATTAGAATGTTAAGGATTACTCTACATGAAATCTGCATCGTCCAGCACATATAAGAAAATGCGGGCGTTACGAGAGGCCCAAAAATTAGGCTGTTCTGGCGCTCATCAAAATAGCGATGGTCGCTGGATGCCCTGTTCCTCACACGACAAATTAACACGAGTTGCTCCAGTTATTGCTTCTGCCACAAGGGATGCCATATCCCAGAATCGCGGTAAAAGAACTTTAAAAGGTTCTAACAAGATCAAGAAGCAGTGGGAGAATCTTTCTCAGACTGGTGTTCTTAATTTAGGTAATTTATCTGGCGGTGGGCTAGTTGCTGGTAGTTCTACGGGAACTTTTGGCGGCGATAGTGCCGGGATGAGTTCTAAAGCGTTGCCTAATATTTTTGGTCCTCGTGATCAGGATGCTGACGTTTTTACAGACATCGAATCAGCAAGACAGCGTTCTCGTCAGTTGGGCTGTGTGGGTGTTAGTCGACGCATCTCCAAAACTGGTGCGACTGTTTGGATGCCCTGTACAAACATGTCCGATTATGCGTCCCTCTCTGGAACTACAAGTTTAGGTAGACGTCATCAGAAGGAACGTTTGGAGCGAGTTATTAATGCCGCTATTGAAAAGAAACTAAAAAAGAATAATAAACGTAGTAAAAAATCTTTTTCTGATGATGTCAAGTTCAAGGCTCTTGGTGGTGGACTAGGAGGTAATCTGACACGTCCTGCAGTTTTCGATGTCAACGCTTGGGACGGGGATAACGACGGTCGCATACAAGACAACACACCATTTGAACGCCCATCCATTCCTGGAGTCAACGGACTGCCGATGAGTGGATTGAGAAGTATTAGCAAACCGAGACTCAACATAGATGAAGCGCAACGGGAAAGCATAGAAAGCGGCGACACCGCATTTGATGAACTGGTGCTTTCTAAAAAAGCAAAAAAATATGCTCGTAAATATTTAAAATTGTTTGAATCAACTTTTGAACCAATTGATGAAAAATATCGCTATATGGACGATGAAGAACTTATTGATTTGATTAAAAGTAGCATGCCTGGGTCTGCTGAAGAATTAAAGCAATTAGTCCGCACAAATCCATTCACCAAAAACAAAGCACGAACTGCATGGAGCCGACTCATGCAGGCAAATCCAGACTTTGAAGCAACAGCCAAAATGCGTGATGCTTTCATTAAGCAAATCAAAGATAACCCTGGTGCTTTGGAAATGGTTCGTCGTTATGGCGTTCCACCAATTGTGGCCACAGAGTATGTTCCAGCATTGGCCTGGTATGGCAATAACACTGAAGGGTGGGGTGAAAGCGGTGGCGGCTGGGCCCATCTTGGTGTCATAGCAATGAACTATACGTGGGTTGAATTCAATCATGGGATGTCAATCGAAGATGCATTACGTCATGAAATGGGCCACGCATGGGAAGCAATGGCCGCAGTGCAAAATGAGAAAGCAAGAGCGCACTATGCTTTGCAATTCTCTGAACTTTACGAAGGACTTATTCAGATGTCCAGAAATAAAGAACAGGTTTCTTCATATCATGATGCTAAATGGGGTAATGAATCGGAGCATGCTTCAGCAGCGAAAATATCGGAATACGCAACAACGGCAAGAATTGAATGGTTGGCAGAAACGATTGCTGCCCTAACTAGTTCCGATTCAAGTAAAAGAGCAAAAGTTGATGCTACTGCCAGGGAAAACATTAGCGAATCATTCGGTATTGCTCCTTGGGAAGTTGAACAAATATTCACCCCCATAGATGGGTCCGGAAATTTTGATAGCCCAATCTCTTCTTTGCCAAGCAAGCGCGATGCAGATAATCCAAGTTTGAGTGATTTTCTTAAAAAAAGATATGAGATAGATGAAGATTCATTGTCGGAATCCGCAAAATGGGTTGAACAAAATCCCGAGTATTTATCGGATATGTCGCTATCCGTTCAGTTGTCTTCCTCCCCGGGGGTCCAGAGCCAATACAGGCGATCAGTCGTTGAAGGATTTAGGTCATATAACTCGCAGGGACGTCAAGGTTCTGGTGGCAGGGAAATGGGCCAAAAAATACTTGGGCGTGTCAATCCAGAAGAATCCAACCAGGATGAACCGGTATTGTATTTTATTGGTGGTACTACTGGTTCCGGTAAATCAACATTGATAACCAGAGGAATAATGGAGGGTGTGCCGAATCAAAGTTCTGCCGCACACATTGACCCTGATGAAATAAAAACAGGATTAGTTGGCTGGAATGGTGGACAAGGCGCCAGTGCAGTACATCAAGCCTCACGAGTTGCTACAGATAAAATTATGGATGATGCCGCATTACAAAGAATGCATGTGGTTGTCCAAGGAACAGGCAAACGTCGTGAACATCTTTCAAATATGCGTAGACGCGGATATAAGACGTCTGGTCATTTTGTATGGATTCCTGATGATCTTGCAGATCAGAGGGTCGCGCAAAGAAAACGTAACGGCGGAGCAAACATACCAACATATTTTGGTTCGCAAATTGCAAGAGAACTTAGGTCTGGGCCAGATTCTGTTTCTCGTCAAATAACTGACGGTCTTTATGATGAATTTTACCTTTACGACAATAGTGGAGATGTCCCAAAACTCGCAGCCAGACGTTTGCCTGATGGCTCATTTGAAATACTAGATAATCAAGTATTCAATTCTTTCTTTAGCCCAACTGGCGCCAAATTTGTTCGTGAATATTGGGAGAGTAATTCTCCGTCAAATAAAAAGAATTTAACCCGCGCCGGGATGTCTAGTAAAAGAAGTCTTTCTTCAATGGGGGACAGAGTGGGGATGCGATCACGTCGTCTCGGTGAATGGGAAGATGTAACCGACTATGACAAATTTGGAGAATCAAGTATCGTCCTAAGAAATACCTACGGTGAGGATAGTTTGCGTGATCTTGCAGAGATTTTAGAGAATGAGCAATCGTCCATAAAAAAATCTATTGCACATTGGGAAAAAACCGGTGAATGGCTTGGTGCGGATTTCAACGTCTCCATGCCAAGAACTCCAAATGCAAAGTCTGGGGTAACGAAAAACCATACCGCCGAAAGTCTCTTAAAAAATCAAACAAAAGAAGAGATGAAAAACAACTTTGATTTATATTTGAACAATATTGATACTCAACTAAAGCACGTCCGTGGGCGACTCAAGAATATTGAAGAGATGGATAATGGGGTCGAACCAGCACACGTCAATTTTGCCACTTTGCGTGACATGCGAGACTTCGATGCCTTGGTAAAACGTGGAAAAGAAATCAATGAATTGAAAAATGGCGATGAAACTCCACTCATTTCGGATGATTATATTTATTTAACACACACGGGTCATCCAGAACTCGAAAATGATGTTCTTGATCCGAATTTCACACTTCACGCCGGCGGTGGGGGCATATCTGGGCGCGGAACAATGGATACGAGACGTTTAAATAAAATCGGCAGAGATATGGTTGTCCGGAAATATGAAGAAGCAGAAAGAGAAATCACTGCATGGCAAGAAATCGTTGATGATTTTAGTAAGACTGGAGAATGGCGTGGATCACGATTAGCCAACGCGCTATATCCTGGATCAAAAAAACCTAGTGCAAAAATTTTTGATGACTACAGTGCTGATGATTTAGATAATAAAATTTCCTCCGAGTACCTTTTGTATGAAGCATCTAATAGCATCAAATTCAATAATGATGTCATGAAAAGATTAAGCAAGCAATACGGCCCTGCTAAACGCAATGAAGAGCATTTGACTTATGAATTTGCTGGTAGGGGACCAAATTTTGGTTACACCCGGGCTGATGTCCCTAGTAGTAAAACATATCTAATTCGAGTTCCGCGCGATGAGGCAACGATGGAGGCTGGACCATCCACATTTGGAGAATTTCAAGTTTTTGGTCAACGCAAACCAGTTGCTTCATTTGAATTTCCAAGCAATGTCAATGATTGGGATACCATGGCTGCTGCTTCTGCGTATTTTGAAAAAATAGCAGCCAAAAACGAAGGTCTTGTTCTTTCTGGTATGCGTTCGCGTAATCAACTCGGCCAATCAATAGAAAAGGATGAAATTTTTGGTGGATTAATTTTTAATGGGTTCACTCCCAAGAATCCACTTACGTCCAAAGACTTGAGTAATAATAATTTACGTATGGCAGAAATGATTTCAATACATGTTGATCCGCGTATTGATTTCAGGAATAGAAATATAGATTATGCAAATCTTACAAGAGCAAATCTGGATGGAATCAACCTAACGGGATCGTCTTTATTTGGTTCCAATTTAAGTAATTTAAATGGTTCTGGAATCATATTTGGTAAAGATGATTCTCAGCCTGCTGATTTAAGGTACTCGGTATTGAGTGCTGCACAAATGCCAAATTCTCAATTTGAAGGAGTTGATTTATCTGGCGCTCTAATGATTTCGACTAATTTGAGCAAATCCAATTTGAAAAATGTAAATTTTGAGAATGCCGTTTTATGGAACACTGATTTGCGCGGCGCAGATTTGCGTGGATCAAATATTACCGCAGAACAATTAATGAATTCGAAATTTAACTCAACAACTAAGTTACCTGATGGGTTATCATTACCTGTTGCAGAAAATAATGGGACAATCACCCAGAAACCCTCACTTCATAAGATTCCTCTTGGCGTTATTGGAAGCGATGACGCTGATTTATTTCTCAAAAACATTACTGATGGTGTTTTAAAAATTGATGGACCGCTTGGTGTCAAGAAATCTGAACTTTTACGTAGAGATTTGAAAAAATCAGAAATTATGAATACGGATTTAAGACGTTCGACTTTTAGTGAAAGCACATTGTCAAATTCAACAATGGCGAATGTGGATTTAACTGCCAGTTCATTATTTAGAACAAATTTTGATAAAAGTATATTAAATAATGTAAAATTTAATTATTCAAATTTGATTGGTGCTAATTTTAGAAACGCAACAATTGGTAGAGGTGTTTCATTTAAAGGAGCCAACCTTACTGATGCCAATTTCGCTGATGCGAAAATACAGGGAAAGATAGACTTGTCTGGGGCCGACCTTACTGGTGCAATATTAGATGGTGTTGATTTGCGTGAAGCCATAGTTGATAGTCAAACAAAACTTGATGGCGCTATTGGTCTTAATAGAAACAAAGTGCCCAAAATGATCGCTCGCGGGTTCCGATCACGCAATTATTCTGATATATCAACAGAAGAGTTGACACAAACTCCAGGCAATGTTCTTTTATCTGATGCAAATGATGCATTGCTAGAAATTGGCAAGATGAGTAATGCTAATCGCCCAGATGCAAACATCGATCCGTTGGTATCGAAGATACAAATTATATATGGACACCTTAACGATGTTCATGGGATCAATGAAGATTTGTCAATAAAGAATTCTGAGTTGGATAATCAGATATCTGAAGTAAATAACGTAATTGATCAGTTTGGAACATTTCAATTCAACGATGGACCCCCTATAGACGTCAGAAAATTCATTGAAAATAAAGATAAATCAGGATATATCAAAGCAATTAAGTCATCTGGGCAAAACGTTCCATTAAATGTTCCAATAAATGAATGGAATAATATAAATTCTCAATTGATTACACGCGACATGTTGAATGATCGTAAAGATTTGTTATCTCCAACAACAAAAATAGTAAAAAGTAAACTAAATAGTTCTGTTGCAACAGAAGCAATGCTTTCCGACTATGGGATTATGAGCAATATCAATAATCTTCCTGATTTTTCAATTGCCGAACCAGTTCGCAAGAAGAGACCAACGCCATCAATAGCAAGTGGCGAACTTGGACCAAACGAAATGTTGATTTATAACTCCAATAACCGTCCAACAATTTCTAAAATACCTAAATCACAAAGAATTGAACAATCGATCAATCGTGTAAACGGTATGGCGAGCAGATCGAAGCCAACTTCTGAAACAGGGAGAGCAAATAGGTCAGAAGAAATCTATAAAACTGTTTCTGATGCACTCATTGCAGCCCTAGAGGAATCTGTTGATGGGAATTGGGAACGTCCTTGGAATTTAGGGACGACAATTCCAAGAAACGCCTCCACTAAAAATTCATACAAGGGCTTTAATGTCATCTTATTCTCTCTTGTTCAACAGGCTCGCAAGTATGATCACCCAGTTTGGGCCACATATAAACAGTGGGAAGCACTCGGTGCACAAGTTCAAAGAGGCGAAAAGGGTTTAACTGGGACCAAGTGGGTTTCTCGCGAACGTAACGTCAAACTCCCCGATGGAACTTCGTCAAAAGACACATTCTTGACTCCGAGTGCCTTTACTGTCTTTAATATTGCTCAAGTTACTGGGGCAAATCCAGATGATTTCCTACCTCCAAGACTTTCTCCCGAAGAAAGAATTCCTGCGCTTGAGGAAATATTTGGGCAAATTCTCCCCAATATCAAAACAATCAATGGAGATTCTGCATACTATAGTCCGGCTAGCGACTATATTAATATGCCCCCATTTACGGCCTTCAAAGACCCAAACGCATATTACGCAACGCTTTCTCACGAATTAGTTCACTGGACCGGACATAGAGATAGAGCCAACCGCCCAAACATGAACAGATTCGGCACGCCGGAATACGCTTTTGAAGAACTAGTAGCGGAAATAGGTTCCGCCTACTTGATGGCTATTCTAGGAATGGAAGCAACGCCGCAAGCACAACATGCCCAATATCTAAAATCATGGATTGAGATATTAAAAGATGACCCTAGTGCAATTCAACGTGCTGCCAGCCAAGCACAAAAAGCAGTAGATTACCTTATCTCTCAATCACCAAAACTACAAGAATTATCGACACCTATTAATGTTTCACAAGATTTAGTGGAAGAAGCATAATATGTTGCAACGACCCAAAGGACCTAATGGTTCATTTACTGATGACCAAATTAGGAAAGCAAAGGCATACGCCTTGGAGATAAACGCCAGTGCATTTAATATGCCCGAAAAAAGCCAAACACTGCTAGAAAAGATCAAAAAAACCTTTCGCCGGAACATTATTAGACGTCCAGAATCTGTAGAACCAGAAAATAGTCGTAATTAAATAAAATACTGATAAAATTTGCTATTGTTGCACTAAAGTACCAGCATAATAATGTAGTTTAGTAAGACAGGGCTGGGTGCTTACCTAAGCCAAGCAAACAATAACCCAACAACCCTCAACTAGGAGTAATTATGTCAGAAGACACCGCTCGCCTGAACGAACTGCAGACCGCACTTCGTCAGAAGATGACCGACAATAAGGCCATCGCAGACTCATTCAAAATTGAAAACGGCACTGTCGTTGTTTCAACCGCCCAAAAGTCAGCATTTGACGTCAACATGAAGGACATCAAGGAAATCAAGAGCCTCATCGATGGCCTTGAGAGTATGAATGCTGCTGATCAGTGGAACCGCTCGGGATACTCTTCCGTTGGTGGCTCGGCTGATGCAGGTTCTTCCTACAATGGTCGTACCTCATTCAAGTCAATCGGCGATGAGTTCATTAAGTCCATGGAATTCAAGGCACTTGATGGTGGCCGTAATGGCGCCAACATGTCCTCGGCATTCACAACCAATGCAGTTCTCACCGGTTCATACAACCAGAAGGACATGTACTCTGCCCTCCCATCCGGCACCCCCGGTACCTTTGGTGCAGTTCAACGTGACCCTATCGTTGTCCCTCCGATGCGCACCAAGCGTGTTCGTGACCTATTCCCGGTTCGTACTACAACCGCTCAAGTTATTGAATACTTCCGTATGACCGGCTTCGCCAACAACGCTGCTACAGTTGCACAGCGTAATAACGACAACACCAACTTTGGTGTTAAGCCGCAATCGTCATTCACCTTCGTAGGCGAGCAGGCTCCGGTCCGCACAATCGCTCACTGGGAAGCCGCACACCGCAACGTTCTCGCTGACGAACCGCAATTGCGCTCGATCATCGACAACGAATTGATGTACGGTCTCCGTTTGCAGGAAGATGCACAAATTCTTGCTGGTGACGGAACTGGTGAAAACCTTCAGGGTGTTCTTACCACTGCAGGCATCCAGGAATATGATTGGTCATCTGGTGCTACCGCTCCTGTGGCTGACAGCAAGGCAGATGCAATCCGCCGTGCCGCAACACTCGCATTCCTTGCCTACTACGAGCCGACCGGCGTGGTTCTCCACCCGAACGACTGGGAAGACATCGAACTCGCCAAGGATCAGAATGGCCAGTACCTCGTTGCTGTGTCAGTCGCCCTTGGTGGCGAGCCTAAGTTGTGGCGCATTCCTGTCGTCGAAACTCCAGCCATTGCAGAAGGTACCGCTCTTGTCGGTGCATTCGGTACCGGCGCACAGTTGTACGACCGTGAGCAGGCCAGCATCCGCATCAGCGAACAGCACAGCGACTTCTTCGTCCGTAACGCCATTGTGGTGTTGGCCGAACAGCGTTTGGCTCTCGCAGTTAAGCGTCCAGAAGCATTCGTCAAGATCAACTTCGACACCGCTCCTGCCTGATAACTACTAGCACTCCTTGGTGCTCAAAATGAAATAGCCCCTCAGTGACACGTTGTTGCTGGGGGGTTATTCATTTATAACTATAAGACATGTGAGATAATAAGAAGTGTTATGGGAAAGCAAAATTATTTTGATGATGACGATGAATTCGATTGGGAAGACATCGAAAGAATTACTAAAAATTTTAAAGGTTCAGCGGACGACATTGAAGAAATTATCTTCAATGAAGTACAGCCTAAGAAAAAGAAAAAACAACAAATTCTTAGAACTAAGTTTGATCAGGAATAAGGTGATCCATGAGCAATTCACATTGGGATGACATCAGCGTCAAGGTTGATGATTCTTGCCCTATTGCTACTAGGGATATCGGTGTCAACTTAAAGAACCGCCAAAATGCGATTGATACTGCTGGATACGGTCCACTCAATCCAACGAAACCAAATAATGAATTTTGGGATGCCAAGGCAGAACGTTGGAATGTTACCGCAGATGATGCACGTGGTCAAAAATGTGGCAACTGCGCTGCTTTTATTAAAACAAAGAAAATGCTTGGTTGTATTGATGAAGGTCTAGGTAACGAGTCAGGCAATGCTGCTTGGGATGTCATCAATGCTGGTGATCTTGGTTACTGTGAGTCTTTTGATTTTAAGTGTGCTTCATCTCGTACTTGTGATGCTTGGATCGTCGGTGGTCCAATTACTGAAGAAAAGGAAAATAATATGGAAGAGAAGTCTCTTGAGGATATGTATTCGGAACTCTTAGCAATTGAAGAGAAGTCCATGGAGGATACTTATTTAGAACTCTTAGCAATTGAAGAAAAAACCTCTTCTATAGTTGTTCCCAATCGTCGTGGGTCGAGTCTTAATCCATCCAAGCGTAGTCGCATGCCCGTTTATGACGAAGGTGAAGAAGACGACGAGCCTGAAGAGGACATGCTTTATGACGAAGAGTATGTAGGCGACGATGAAGATGATAAGGCCATGATGAGGCCTAGCGGTGCTGGTAGTCCTCGTGATGCTTCGGATCGTCAACGCGGTCAGCAGTTCATGAATTGGGCCAGCGGTAGGTCGCCTAGTGGTACGAATGTTCATCCGACCTCTGTTGGAAATATGGATATCGGTGATTCTGGACGAAGAAACGTTGCTAATAGCAGAATGACTGATCTTATGAGAAATAGGTCCTGGACTAATCCCAGTCCTCGCACAGGCGTCGGTTCGAGAGCGACTGCCATAAATACCGGACCACCGGCAAGACCAAAAAATATTGCACAGGCCCCACTACCCACGCAGGGCTACAGCCCTAAGAAAAAGAAGCCAAGGGACTGGGGTAGCGACAATAACGCTCAACTAATCTCTGGAGCAACTTCTGGATTTAACGACGGCGCCAAGTCCGCATGGGATGAAGAAGCATATTACGAGTACGAGTACGACTTCGATATGAAGAAGTTGCCAATTGATGACCCTTCACCCTCAAGAAGGCCTGTTCGCGGAACCGGGAATCCAGGAGCACCAAAACCCACAACCAGGTCTTCTGGTCCTTCTCCTGATGCTCGTTCTGGTGCTTCCAATGCTTCCAAAAATCGCAGTTTTAGACAGTTCGGTGATCATCTCAATGCCAGAGATGTGAGTGGCCCAGGACAGGCCGGCACTGCCGAACGTCGTCAAGCAGGTTTGAAAAAATATGTTGGCAAAGTTGTCATTAACGCTGCTGGTCCGGCATCTGGTGCACCTATAGGAGATAATAGGAGCACCAATAAGCCACAGTATGCTGCGCGCGTAACCAAGAACACTGGTTCACCTACTGCTGCTGCTGAGCGTCAAACACGTTCGCGTGCTGCAGGTTCACCTACTGCTGCTGCTGAGCGTCAGAAGCGTTCAACAACGTATGGTCCTACTGGCGGAGCACAGCCTCGTCCTACTCGTGGTCCAGGGAACCCAGGGGCGCCAAAACCAAGACCAACTCGTGGATCGGGTAATCCTGGACCAAAAGTAAATCAACAAAGAAGTTTGGCTACTGCGGGAGATTACTTTAGTGGCCGCTCTGGCGACCCTCGCGCAAACGCTCAACAGCAGGCCGCTCGCGGTCGTGGGCGCGTCAGTAAGTTCGGCAGAGACGTCATTGGTGATGGTAGTTCCTTGCCAGGTGCTGATAGAAAAGGTCCTCAGCCAAAGCCTGGGAAATTAAATAGCGTTAACCCACGCATTGATCGCAGTGACCCACCACGACAAAGACCATTAGCATTATTTCAGGCAGTACCTAGTCAAAAGAAGCCATCACAAGGTTTTGGAAAGTTTGGTAAGCCGAAGACATTTAGTGGTTCGCCTGGTGCTGGTGGTCCTCGCGAAAGAATCAATCCTAGTGTACGTTCATTTGCAGGAAAGTCCTACGATCAAGGCTACGACGAGTACGACGAGTACGACGAGTACGAAAATTACTTGTATCAAAAGTCCTACGATCAAGGCTACGACGAGTACGACGAGTACATCGATTTCAAGGGTATGACTGATGCGCAGGCTGCTGGTTTACGTGAAGCAGGCAACTACTTCAGTGGCCGCAATGTCGGCGGTAGCACATTTGGCTCTGCGGATACTATGGCATCACGTGGAGCAGTGCGTCGATCAGCAGCACTTCAGAAATTTGGAAGCGAAGGGCCAAAGCGTGGCGCTAGTAGACCAGCAATGATGAATAAGCCAAATACTCAGAGCAGAACAGGTAGTGCCGATACGGCTGCCGCACGTATTGGTGGATTTACGAGTGGTTCCAGATTCACCTACGGCAAGGCTTCTGATGAAGAAATGTATTGGGATGATGAGGATGAGATGGCGATTCCGCCCGATGAAGATTCCAAGGGTATGACTGATGAGCAGGCTGCTGGTTTACGTGCAGCAGGACAATATTTTGGTGATAAAGATAAAGGCAAGGGACGTATCCAAAAATTTTATTCTGATACTCAATCAATGGGAAAGGCTACCGCTGATTTGTATGGTGGTAATGGAATCAGTAAGCCGCGACCGATTCGTGGCCCAGGTGCCCGTCCCAATACTCCAGTAGGCGGCGGTAGAGGACTCAATCCAGGAAACCCTGGCCCGAACAAAAGACCCAACACGACAATGCCAAATAGACCAGGCAATCGAGCACCCGGTGGGGCTTCACCAAACATGAATAATAATAAGCCACGTACAGTCGCTCCTGGTAGAACTGGAAGCGCAGATTCAATGTCTCGTCCGAACTCGTTGGCGGGCTCTTTATCAGGACGCCAAGACAACAACCAAACAGGACCTAAGTTTTTTGGTCGACGCCTCTGGTGATGACGGATCATGTCTAATGATTACGTTGATAATTGGGAAGTAAAAAAACTTCGTACCGTAGAATACGACGATCTTCCTGACGATTACATTATCGACGAAGATGGGAAAATGGTTGTCATGCCAACTGAAGAGTTGTATGACGACGGGTCTGATGAGGATGAAGAAGATTCATCTGACGAAGAAGAGAAGGCTGCTTTTTCTGGTTCGGCAGATACGCGCGAGCGTAGAGCAGTTTCTAATGAGATAATCAACGACACTAAATGGCTATTTGATACCACTGGTGGCTTCATCCTTAGAGCCGTCACTGGTCGTCGTAGGAAGAAAAAAAAGAAAAAAGAACTAGATGGACATCTATTAATCAAAGGTGCAGAACAATCATTACGTGACCCCGACGGCGGGTTAACCGCTGCTGGTCGTAAACATTTCAAGGAGACAGAAGGTGCGAATCTTAAACCAGGTGTTAAAGGTGCGGCAGATACGCCAACCAAAATGCGTCGCAAGGGTTCTTTCTTGGTCAGGTTCTTTACGAATCCGACTGGACCAATGGTTGATCCGAAAGGAAGACCGACTCGTCTCGCGTTATCAGCGCGGGCGTGGGGCGAACCCGTACCACGAAACTTGGAAGACGCAGCAAAACTTGCAGCAAAAGGACGCCGACTCCTAGATCGATATAGAAACAGTAAAGAAGAATCCAAGGGTCAGAAATCTTTTGAGCAATTTGAATTATCTATGAAGTCAGCAGATATGCCAGGTCGCTCGCACGGTGGAATTAGACCCCCGATGCCAAATGGTTCGTTTACTGGTTCGCCGGGTGGAACAAATCGCGGTCGTGTCGGAGAAACAGGAACGATGACGGCCAGTGGGAGAACAACGCAGCGCGTTTATTCTGGTGGGCGTAAACATTCACGCTCCCTAATGCCAGGTGGACCAAGCCCTTCCTCATATTCAAGAGATAAGTACTTTCTAGTTAATGAAAGTGGTAATCATCCATATGATGGAAAAGCCGGCAATTCAGATGACGGAATGATCGAACCTGGCAACATTGACACATCAAAGCGCCGTGCTGTAAAACTCCCAGGTGGAGATTATGGCACTGTTCGAAGCATGGGAATTACTGACAACGGAAAAGAAGTCCTCATTCCAACAATTGGTCCTCGTGGAGAAAATTGGAGCGGCCCCAAGGGTGAACAAAGTGCTCGGGATCACTATAAAAGAACTGGACAACATCTAGGTAAGTTCAATTCAATACCAGCGTCGAATACGGCTGCGCAAAGACTTCATGAGATTGAAGCAATCCGCATCAATAAACCGCGTAAGGCATACAACACAACCAGTGGAACAATGGATAGTCGTGAGCGAGCGAGTGAGGCAGAAGGACGAGACGTAAATAGTAATCTCACCCGCCCTATTCGTAGTCCAGGGAACCCAGGAAGACCAAAAGCACCATCCCCACGACCTCGGATGGGGCGGATTACGACGGGACCAATGGCACCAGCCCGACGACCAAGGCCCAATAGATAACATGATCAATCCATACTGGTACACAGGAAAAGTTCTAGGAGTCGTAGACGGTGACACCGTTGACCTGATGGTCGACCTTGGTTTTAGCGTCCACCACAAAATCCGTGTACGCCTATACGGAATTAACACACCTGAATCACGCACAAAAGACGCAGCCGAAAAACAAATGGGTCTCAAAGCCAAAGAATTCACGAAAGATTGGCTACACAACCACGAGACGGTTTTCATCAAAACCATCGTTGATAAGAACGAAAAGTACGGTCGTGTACTTGCCGAACTTTACTCATCGGGCGACATCGAATCACCAACAACCGCATGCCTCAACAAAGACATCGTTGGCGCAGGATATGCACGCGAATACTTCGGTGTTGGCGATAAGACATGGACTGAATTCAAAACCAAATAAAAGTTTGGGTTGACCAAGACTTACTTACTGAAGGAAAATAAAATGGCAGCACAAAAAGGTATCGGAGTTGTTTTTCATTGCTCAGACTGTGACCCCTATGAAGTACGGTCTTACGGTTGGGGCGGTGAATGGCCAGGTTCGGACTGTGGCTATCACCTACTTACCGAAAATGCCAGAAAGTACATCCACGCTCATCCTGAAGAGAATCATACGTGGGAAGATATGATTTCTAAGGAGTGGGATGAAGAAGTAGTACCAGTACTTACACCCATAATAGATTTAATAGGCTCTAACATAAAAGAAGGTTATGAAGTAGTAAAAGATGGTGTAGTAGACGCATACAATTGGGTAGATGAAAACGCTTGTAACATAGCGGTGACTGCAGCAGTCTCAGCCGGGGTTGTTGCCTTCTTTACGCCAGCACAACCTGAAGGTGCGGCAACGTCATCCGCTTTGTCGATAATGGCACAGCCAGTTCTTTATGTTACGGACATGGCACTCAAAGCGACAGTCGTAGCAGGAATGAGCAAGATTATAACAGAGACATTCTTGCTAATCCCATATGTTGGTGAAAGCATTGACCACACACTACTGAACAACATAATTTCAAATTGTTTGGCTAAAAGTTTGGATTCAGCAGCGCTCTGGGCAACGCCAGCGGGTGTTGGTATTGCAATCGGAGCGGCATTTGCACCTGTTATTGCAGATTTGATATGCAAAAAAACTTGTCCTGAAGGATTTACTAAAGCGTTTAATGCGTAATGCAGAATACGGAGCCTGTAAATGAAAGTTTGGATTGACCAAGATTTATGTACCGGGGACGGTTTATGCGCGGAGATAGCCCCAGATGTATTCGTAATGATGTCGGATGGTCTTGCCTATGTGCAAGAGAGCGGAAAGATTTATGCGGCAGCAGCGGGCAATTTAGGGGGTTCCGCTGGCCTGGCTTCTTTCTCAGACGACAGAATAGATGACGTGATTGAGTCTGCCGAAGAGTGTCCTGGGGAATGTATTTTCATAGAGCCTTAGTCATTCTTTTCTTTCACTTACTGGTATGCCTTTGTGTTGTTTCCAATACTCAGCATTATATTTTTGTTTTTTGGGTGTATTGACTCTTCTTTTATCGTTTATTTTTTTGCATGTTTTACACACCCTAGTTAGAGCATCTCCACGTTTCCTTTGTTTATAAAGAGCCGTGTTTTCTGTAGTAAATTCGTGTCCTGATTTACAATGTGTTTTTTGCTGTTGGGCAAGTCGTTTCTCATTTGATGCTTGTTGCATATTTTCTTTATTACTACCAGCATAAAGATGATTCGGATTCACGCAAGGTGGGTTATTGCATGTATGGCAAACAAACAGTCCGTCTGGGATATGTCCATTATGGATCGTGTAACTGATTCGGTGTGTTGATTTAGAAACTCCACTTATACCGAACTGCCCATAGCCCTTGCTGTTTTTTGCCGCCACCCATTCCCAACATTCATTATCCCCTTTTTTATCTACCTTGGTCCAAAACTTTTTTAGTTGTTCTTCTGCAAGTTTCATGCTTCGTCCTGATTAAATTCAGTATTTATACTGTTTTTATTCATAAGTTTATTTACCCTTAATCGTCCTTCATTAAATGCTTGTCTCATATTGTTAAATTGCGTTCCAGAATAAAGATGTAATGGATTAACACATGAAGGATTATTACATGAGTGACAAATTAATGAACCACTAGGTATTTCTCCATTTGAAATAATGTAACTCATTCTATGTGCGGAAATAAATGTTTTCCCTGTTGGGCGAAAGATACCGTACCCACCCTTTCTGATGGCCGCCGTCCATTCCCAGCATCCGTTATCCGTTTCTTTATTTACTTTTGCCCAAAACCGTCTTGATTGTTCTTCTGTAAGTTCCATGTTGCCTCCTATGGAAGTTCCGTTTTTAAGTACTCCCTGTTGAGGAGTCTAGTTGTTTCTGGAGCGTAATGTGCTGGTTCTGCTAGTTCCCACGCGAAGTCGTGGTCCAGCCATCCCCAGATGTCGACATTAATAAATTCTGGTGCTTCTGGTTGAGCAGCGAAAAGGATTAAGCCTTTACCAAGTTGGTGTTTCCGTACGGCGACAGTATTCCCTTTGCGAACACGCCTCACTTCTATGTTTCTGCCGACATCAGGAACGTTACGATATTTATTGTGGTCTTTTTCTGGCCACACATGCGCACTCCAAAAACGGTTAGTTGCTTTGGCTACCGCAAGTTCACAAATTGCAGCCGCAACCGTTGCGGTCCTATCATCTTCCATTAATTCCTTTTTATAATGAGGGGCATCCTGTTTTCCCCAATTTGCCGCAAACCTGGCTATGCCAACATTGCATGCATGTACGTATTCCCATGGTTCAAGAGTAATAATCGTCATATGTAAATCCCTTTTGTAATGTGACAGCAATGTAGACGAAGTATAATTGAATGATGTTGGAAAAACACTTAAAACCATCAAGTGAACGCAAGTTTTCTGGCGTCTACACAGATTCTGATACTGCCGTGTTAATGAACTACGGACGCGTTGGTGGTAATAAATATAAAAATAGACAGATCATGCACGAACCAATGTTTTTAAATGCAATGCGTGTGTTGATTGATCACGAACGTCCTTTATACGTAATGGAATTTGGTACTTTTGATGGTGGTTTATCTGAGTACATGAGTGACATCGCCAAAATTATTAAACATGACATAAAAATCATTTCATACGACATTGATTTTTCGAGAAATGTTATTCAGGAACCAATTGATGATGTTGAGTTGGTTCAACTTGATATTTTTGACATCAAAAATTACTTAAAAGTCAATCACGACATGATCGCAAATCTTGAAGGACCAAAATTCATTATTGACGATGTCGGAATTAACACAATTGAGTTGCTGGAAGCGATTGACCCATATTTGAAAAAGGGAGATCACTTCATCTGTTGCCATACCCTGAATAAAGATACACATGATGGAATTTTAAATCACATAGGTGATAGTTATTCTATAAACACATATGCTTGCGATATGTTTGGCGAGAACTTTATAGAAAATCCAAACGGGTTTTTGGTAAAAAACTAAAAAGTTGTCTTAACAATATAATGTTCCTTGTCGGGAATCTGATAAATATCATGTTGATGGGGCATGGATCGCCTGACCATTACTCTTTTTACCCATCTATCATTGCCGTCATAATTCGGAACAAATGGCGTTCTCCCATGAACGACTTTCCAATTTTCAATGATGGCAACATCACCAGTAGATAGCACGAAAGTCTGCTTACAACTTTCTATTGCGGAAGAAAGAACTTTTAGCGCATGATCAGCATCTTTATTTAGCCCATTCATAAGAACGCGATCATAAGAAATCGATGTGCCATTGTTGTAAAATATTGCAGTTTTCATTATGGAGTCTTTTTGGTTTGAATTTTGAAAACTCTTATCCAATGTCGTTGTGAATATTGGTTGATGCAAAATATCAATAGTTTCCTGATTTAAATCATGTAAAATTTCATCAAGAATTGCATAAGTTGTTTCAGCGCGCTTATCTCCACGGACACAAAGAAGAACTACGTACTGTGGGCGCCAAGGATGAAAAGCGGTCTCCGTATGCATCTCTAGTGTGGCTAAAGATGACGAAGAAATTTGTTCACTCTCATTTTTCTTTATCGGAAAAAGATTCTGGACGATTGCCCCATCCTGCTCCTGAATAAAACCGTACGGCTTGCCCCATGCTTCACAAAACCTAATCAACGAAGAATCAATTAAACGAAGAATATCCGAATCCCAAAATTTTGTACCATACTTGAGTGACGTCGGTGTTTTAATATCGTGCATCAACTCTTCAATAGATGGAGAGTCCTTGTCACATTTAAAATTGATGATCTGTAGGCCTGCGCCCACCTCACTTACCGACATCTCTCAACACCAGCATCTCAACATACTCTCGGATACTCAACCCATACCCCTCAGCCTGCGCCAACACCAACTTCTTGAAATCAGCAGACACCTTCAAAGACACAGACGCAC